AACATTCCCCAATGATATGCTTGAAGATATAGAAAAATATTGGCATGAGCAAAAACTGAAAAATAGAAATGAAGCTATTAGGAAACTTGTTAAAATTGGTTTAGAATCGGGAAAGACCTCTAAAAAATAAGAGGTCTTTATTTTTATTCATTTTCAAGGTTATAATATTCAATTATCTACTATTTCTTTAACAAACTAACGCACCTTCGTTAGTTGGTTATTCATACTCCGATTCGATCCAGGGATCTGGTGGATACGTCTGAATAACTACTCCATCCATGATATTGAAATAATCTAAATCATCTTGAGTAAGCTGTGTCTCGTCATACCTAGATAGTCTGCGACCATTTATATCAACTCTTGGATCACCAAGTATTTGACCGCTAGGCAATGGTACTTCTGTGCTCTCAAAACTTTCCAAACTTGGCCAAATGATATAATAAAATGTCATGGTAAAACAACTCCTCTCTGTTTTAAAAATTTTTTAATAACTCGGTGCTGTTTTTGCACCATGCTATTACTAAGAAACTTTGAGTAAATCAGCATGTAATACAACATACCAACTAAATACGGTGCGCCACTTGTTTGTGCTCCAATGCGACAACCTACTGTATTAGAAGGGTTTGCTGCTGATACGTGACCGTATAATTCCTTATCTATAATCATTTTTCCAGTAGCAAAAAGATTATTATAACAATAGGTAAAAATATGTGGTGTATATACATCAAATGAACCTGCCGCTTTCGCTAACTGCGTTGCTGTTGTTGTACCGACATTTAAACATCCACGCATATATTTTAGATAAGGACTTATGTTCGTTGACATTCCCGGTGATGCGTTAATTATTAGTCTGTCAGTTGCACTAATAGACGAACCTAAAACGGTGCCACCACTACTACTAACCTTGCTTACGGTAATAATAGTAAAATCGTTTTGAACAGATAGAGCGTTTTTAATTGCATCGGGCAAGGTTATATAATCGTCATAAAATTCTACACCATTTAAAACTCTGGTTGGTTTATTCCCTCCGGCACCAAATGTTCCATGATTACCATTTCCAGAGTAATCAATTAGTGTATCGCCTTCAAGTTCATCAAAACGATATTCAGCAATTAACCCTTCAGTATACATACCTTCTATACTGCTTGTTTTTGGTGATAGAACTGATATTTTCATATTCTTATCACCGCCTAATATAATTCCACATCAATATTTACTACTGTTCCCCGTCCTGCAATAATATCAACCAGGACTATTAAATTTTTAACTGAATTAACATCAACGACTATCACTTGTGAGAGCGGTTGACCGCTTATACCACCCAAAAGTGATAGCAAATTTGCATCTACAGCATACCAATCGTTGGAAGTATCGTTTTTGCTAAAGAAAGGTACTATACCAACAGAAGGAGCAATTCTCAAATCAGTCACAGTAGATTTTATATAGATGTATGCTTTAGTTTTGCCGACACATGAAATTTCTTCTATGCCAGAAAAAACATAAGCATTGTTCGCAACAATAGAGGCAGAAGTAGACGCAATGCCTGTTCCAACAGTCTGCACGTTTACAACGCCCGCACTACCCCCTGCCTCAACAGTTCCGACAGCGGTAATAACACAACCTGTAGCACGTTGTGTTTCGGTTACACGTGCAACCCAAAGAGGTGCAGTTGTTGACGTACTAAGGTAAATATCGTAGTATTCTGCGCCTGTTGCTTGGGGAACCGTTATATCTATGCTTTTATTTACTGTAGGCGCAACAGTCACTAAAGCACTAACACCAGCAGAACCATAACTATTACCAGGAGCAACCCCTATGCCATGAGCAACTGCCGTAAGTGAACCTGCTGTCGCTGGTTGGTCTGCTGCGGTTATTGTGATTGCAGGTACTTTATCGACAGATGTTATCGCTGTACGGTGTGCGATAACCGCAGTTCTACTACCAGTTAATTTTATACTACCAGGATTACTATCAGTGAATATCTCTGTCCCACTTGAATCTACTGGGACAACCTTGCCATCAAATCTCTTGTATGTGTTTGTACCAGGAATGCGTTGCAACATAAAAGAAGTTGTAGCTAACGCATTTACGAAAGTTTCTTCATCACCTAATGATCCTTGGATATAAACATCTCTATCACCTGCTGAATTTGTAATACTTGCTTGACCTAATTTTCTATTTGAACGATCAATAATATCAGACATATAAAACCTCCCTTTATAAAAAATAAGAGGTAGTTAATACTACCTCTTAAGTAAATAACTAATTAACCAAGTAGAACACAAGCAAGTTCCGGGGTTAGTGTTTTAAAACCACAAAGCATATCTATGGATACAGTATCAACTTTATTAGTCAAATTGTAACCATATACTACTCTCAAAGCTAAACCGTTATAATTCACAATAGCAGCTTTGTCAGTACCCATCGGTAATTCTAAAGGCACACTTACCATAGCAAAAGCATTTTTGTGGAAGGCAATATTGCTTGCATGTGAAGCAGTTAAAGTTACAGCATCATCATTTGCTACTGCCGTTTTCAAGGCAGGGTAAATAGTAATATCTTGATCGGCAGTGGATAATGCACCTGCAACTGTAACAACATAATCGTTGCCACCGATAGTAAGTAAATCACCAACTTTTAATACAGTAGTAACACCATCAACGTGTATAGCAGTAGCACCAACATCATAACCTGCTACCAAATCAATTAAGACAGTACCAGCACCAGCAGTATGAGTTTTGATATTTTGATCTGTATAAATATCAAAACCAAATTTTCTACCTAATCTAGCTTCCATTAATCCATCAGTGTTACCGGATTTATCTGCTTCAACAAAAGTATCAAGTTCCAAAAGTTTAGCATCAGCGGCGGTATCTAATACAAGATTTCTACCTGCAAAAGGAACTTTATTATCATTCATTTTCTTACGAATTCCTAATATTGAAGCAACCCCACTTGGAGTAGTACCAGCAGTACCAAATTTGTACGGAATATCTTTATACAACATTGCAATTCTACTATCAATATCTTGTGCAAATGCTTCCATAGCTGGCATCAATAATTGTTGTGAAAAATCATTAATTTCTAAAGTTAAATCTTTTGCAGTAACACTGAAGGACACATCTAAATGCTTATCTAATGTTATGGATGTGCTACCTTCAGTTGCAGTTTGTACACTTATTTCAGAAGTGAATTCATTAACACTGAATGTTGCCGGTTTACGGATCGTGATTGTATCGCCCTTTTTAGCACCTTGAAATTCTTGTGCATAGTTTTTATAGATTAAATTACTCATTACCATATTGTTTTGTAATACCATTAATGCTTCTCTTGCAATGATATCAGGGGTTAAAAATGTATTTGCCATATTATATGACCTCCTATTATTTTTTTATTTATTTCTTGCTTTGATATAATCATCCATACTTAATTTACCTAAATCATCCATAGTGTAACTTTTGTTACCACCACCAGGAGGATTAGTTCCTGAACCAATTGGAGTAGTTTCTCCAAACAGATAACCATCTGAAGTTTGTAATGCTTTAAGTTGATCATCTAACCCTATTAAATTGTCGCCATCTACAATAATCTTACTTTCATCTAGCAATGCTTTGATTGCTTTAATATTCTTACCTTTTGCTTTATTTAGTTCTGCTTCTAATTTAAAATCAAAAGTTTGCTTCTTAAGTTTTTCTTCATATTGCTTAGTTGCTTCCTCATTCTTCAATTTCAACTCTTCAAACTGTTTGGTTAGTTCTTCATTCCCTACTGCCTTAGTCTTTAATTCTGCTAATTGCTTATCTCTTTCTTCTAACTGCTTCTTATATTCCTTTTTACTTTCATTTGCTTCATTGAATTTATCAATAGGAATATATGTACCATCATTGATGATCAATTTCTTATCACCCATTTTTTCTTGCACTTGCTTAAATAATTCTGCACCTAGTAAATTTTCTAACATTATTTCAATCTCCTCTCAATTTTCCACTAACCTTTTTTAAATGGTTGGCACCATCTGCGATCTTTTGTTTAACCTACAAAATACTAAAAAAGGCAATTTTATAATTTAATTATCTAATTCAGGTAAGTATGCTCCATAGGCATGTTTACAGTTTGGATGGAAAAGTCCTTTAGATTTGGCATAATCTAGTGTCTTATATCCTTCAGTTTTACCTGTAAGGGATAATATTTCACCCTCCCAAGGTTTGCATAGTTTACATGGATTAGAATGTTTAGAAATTTTTATTAAATCATATTTATTTTCAACAAATCTATTTGCTGTAGCATTTAAATGTGTCTCCATAACTCCTGTTCTGATAACCATTTTTGTATAATTCCCCATGTTCCACTGTCTACCTGCACTATCTTGAAAACCAGTTATACCATTCTTCAATAAATCATTTAAATAGTTTCTTGAACCTTGTTGCCATGATTTATTACCTATTGAAACTTGCTTTATATGATCCAATGCTAAATTTCTATATATATCTTCTACCCTTCTGCCAACAGTAAAGAATTGTTGCTCTAAACGATTATATATACTATCACTTGCAATTTGTACTGCTATTGAGTGAATCTCTCCCATATCAACAGTAGTACCACCAGCTTTTTTAATCTGTTTATCAGCAAATTGTACACCAGAAAAATATATTTTTGGCATAACCTCAGCTAACCAAGATTTTGTTTCGCCTCTTAAATCATTCAATATATTTAAACTATCTGATTTTGCTTTATTAATACCTTTTAAAAAAATATTTGTTGATATGGCAATGGTAAATGCTTTAATTATGAAATCTTCAACAGTATCAAATAAACTTGTTAATCTATCTCCTTCATCCTCTGATTCTCTAATTAACTCTTCATCTATTGCCATTATACAACACTTCCAGTATTAGGTAATGTTATTTTAGGAGGTTCAACACTATCAGCTTTTTTTTCTGCATTTATTTTATTAATTTCATTATCTAACTGTTGACCTTCTAATCCATCTAATCTTCTAATAGATGATTCTAAAGAAGATAATCCTGAGCCATACCTTTGTGTTTCAATAGTTGTTTTCTCTCCATCATCTTCAGGTAATCCATCACGCCAAAATAAGTAAACATTGTTTAATTTTGTTGCTCCTGGTTTACCTTGTGCTACTTCTAATGCAGAAGCTAATTTAAGCACTTTTTTAATTTGAGGATCAAAAGATAAACGAATTCTGTTAACTTTTGCTAAACTTGCCATCAACAGACGTTTTAAAGCTGAACCTGATTCTGCTAATCCTTGCTTTATATTTCCAAATGCGGCAGAACTTGTCTCGCTAAGAAAATATAACTGGTCAATCAAATAATCTATTTGCTTAAATCCTGCATCGAGATGTCCCTCCCAAACTAGATAACCCGGAATAGGATCATCTTTACTTTCTATAGGATAGAATTTACTACCACCTCTGAAAGAAGATTGTCCAAATTCATCTATTTCTAAAGCACTTGATGGGCCGTACATATTCGGGTCACTGTGCTTGTCCAAGATCCGACTGATCTGAGAAAATCTAATCTCAATTTCTTGAACAATACTATCAATATCAGTATAGTCATCATGTCCTGTCACATCTTCTGAAGTTATTAAATTAGATACACGAACAATTAAAAAATCATTTATACCTGTATTCTGTGTAGTAGATTCTACTAATTCGGATATTTTATCTTTTTGCAATATATAAGTATTAGTTTGAATCTTACCTTTGTAGTGAATCTCTGCTCTTAAATAATCAGTTTTATTTGATGTATATGTCCATGCCAAAACATGATTAAGAATATCACTAACATTAAAAGGATTTACTACAGGGAACCAACAGCTTGGACTGTTTGCCTGAATAATAGAATAATTATCATCATATCTAATTTTAAATAATCCATCTGCGAATCTTGAAGTATCTAAGGCAACCTTGTAACATTCCATGATAAAATTATTATCTTCAATTATTCTATCAAGATTATTTTGTTCAGGAGAATTTACATCACCTGAAACTATTCTCGGAGGCTCGCCAAAAAGCAGATCAGAAAAAAGTTTAGTAAGTCTACGATGCCAATTTAAGATGATCTCCATAGTTGCTTGTTGATCATCTCTAAGTAATCTAACCCAATCTGTATATACTTGATCATGCTTACCTTTAAATAGTAAACGATTAGTATTATACATTTTTAATCTTTCTCTGGTATCCTGATCATCTGGAGGCCATGATTGACCAATTTGTAAAAAGTTTAAATCAGTAAGTATCTATTTCACCCCACTTTCTTATCTTATTTATGTATACATTTAACCATTGATTTTGCTAGGGTATACATTGGTATACCTGTATACAAAAAGTATACTTACCACCCTTTAGGTTTTTTAACTAAACTTAAATGTCTTTTCTTATTTATATCTTCAATTGCATATCGTAAAGCATCAATACCATGATTATATTTATCAACAGGAATATTTACATAGATTCCATTACTATCTTTTTTCCAGGTATAGTTTTGAAATTCTTCAATGATATGAGTACATAATGGATGAATTATTATTTTGAATTGCTGAATAAATTGTATTCCAGTGAGAATAGAACCTGTACCTTTTCTGGCTGGTACAATTCTATAAATACCATATCTTTTAATTTCTTCTATACTTTTTTGTTCTGCTGAATCAGCTACTATTTTTTCTTTTGCATATCCTAAATTTATTATTTTTTTTGCTATCTCATTATTAAGTAATCCTTTTTCTTGAAATTCATTAAATATGTAAAGTTTTCTATTAGGTTCATCAGCTAAAGCACAAACAAAAGCTGTCGGATCATTGACGTAACCAAAGTCAAGACCAAAGACAGCTTTAAGAATTTTATTTTCTTTTAGTAGTTGAACATAATCAAAATCTTCTATTTTCCAGTTATTAAATATAGTTTTATCAAGTGTAGCAAATTCACCTAAAGCATATATTTTGTAATAGGCAAAATTTGTTTCTCTCATTTCTTCTAATGTTTGAATATAATCAGGAGTAAGAAATTTATTATGTTTATATGTGGTATGAAGTATACTTGTGGTTTTTGTGTCTAATTCTCTTATATGCCAATGATTGTATACCCAATTAGATTTTGATACTGGATTGTACATTAGATGAATTTGATTATATGGATTTCTTGAACGTAAACGTAAATTTAATTGTGAGAAATCTTCTAGAGTTAATTCTGTTGCTTCTTCGATAATAATATCGTCAATATTAGCAATTGATTTTATTTTTTCTGAATCGTCAAGCCCCCTGAAAATTATTTCAGAACCATTTTGAAATTTAATTGTTAAGTAGCTGTCACGGAATTCAACTTGATTATAAAGTCCCCAATCTGATATGACAGATTTGAATAATGCATAGATTGAATCTCTAATTGTGTTGGCAATTTTTCTGATAACTAAACATTTACGATTAGAATGTTTTAGATATTTAAGGATTAGTTTTTGCACTACAAAATGGGATTTGCTCAACCAGAGCCAGCACCACCATAGAATATATTGAAACGAGTATCATATTGTTGAAGATGTGGATAGTATGTTTCGTTGAAAACACGTTTAGTTATTTTAAATTTTAGTTGTGATTGTGATTGACTCATAGCATCACCTCCATTTTTAACCCTGGTGTTTTGAGTGAAAAAATTAAAATTTGGTATATCGAGGAAAATTTTTTTCAAAATTAGAGGGGGGTGGGGTCTAAAAATTTTTATAAAATATTCCTAATTTTGAAAATTTATTTTTTATTTCCCCAACCACTTAGCACAAAAGAAATATTTCATACTGATTTTATTACTTACTCTATCAATACAAATACTAAATTAATTATGCTAGAATAATATAAATACTATTAAAGTAGTCCGATTTATTGCTCATTCTTCTGAATAATCCAGCATAATTATTATCTAAACCTTGTACCCATGATTATACCTATGTTTCTTGAATGTTCAGTCATATATCTAGTTTACATAAGATTTATTATCGGAACTTCATATACTTATCAATGACTATTAATTTCGCTATGATTATATCTATCATCATAGCTTATTATTAATATGTACCTTGCTACATATCACAACCCTACCCTTGTGAACGTGTATTGTACTATTTAACCTCATCATCAATTATATCAACAATAATTTCTTTGTTTGTCTGGACTATCTCTTGCTTATCTACCCATCCGTACAGGTTTTTTAAAGAAAAGATACCGCCTGTGGCTTTACTACGATTGTATAAGCGTTCTTCATATTCCATCTCAATATATCTCTTCGTATCCTTAATCAAGTCCACATATTTTTTCTTTTCCTTATCACTCAACCTTTTCAACCATCCATTTTCTTCACTATGCTCATAATTCTGAATAGTCTGCTTACTACAACCTAACCACCAAGCTAATCCTGTTACAGTGATATGTTTTTCATTTACCTTAGTCCACTCATAATATTCATCAATATATTTCTTTAATTCTTCAGGATTATTCCATTTCATCGGTTTACCAGCTTTACTTGCCATGTTAATCACCTCACTTAATAAATTAAACAAATAAAAAAGAGCCAAATGGCTCTTAACCTTTCATTCCTTCATTGTATTTTCTAAGTAACCCTATAATAAAATCCATACCATCAACTACTCCAGTTAAATATAGTGTTTGGTTTTGATTAGAAGTATTTATTTTGTTTTTACACTCATGTTTAATTTCTTCAAATTTTTCTACGACTTCACCTAGATGCCTGTTCTTTAACTCAATTACTTCCTTGTTCTTATCAACAAAAACATTTAAACCAAAATCAAAATCAAAATCTTTTACCACCATTTTCACCCCCCTCTGTTTATATACTTCAACAAAAAGAAGGTTTATCCTTTACAAATATTTCAACAAATATCGACATTGTAAGTAATTAATTTATTAACTATCTTGTCATATAACACTGACCAACATAAACTTTAACTCATTTGACAGTTGAATCTGTTCTGCTAAATCAGATTGAGTTTTTGCTGAAGGGAAATTATTTCCGTTCTGCACATTCTTATATTGATTACTTCCATGTCCACCATTTTAGGACAAGGAAATTTTAAGCAGTCCTCTAATCAACCCAAATACCTACAACACCCTTCACACCAATCATCACTTTCATCAATATCATTAATAACTTCTTTAATTAAATCTTGAATATCACCAACAAATATATCTTTATCAAGTAAATTAATATGAGCTTTCATCAACTCTTTATAGACTACCAACAAATCATCTAGTGACATAAGTTATCTTCTCCTCTATCAAATATATTTATTTAAAATAAAGTGAAAAGGCTGTCACAAATTCATGCAACAACCTTAATCACCTAAACTAACTAACCCTTTTCCTCTTTAGAATTTCCTTTCTCACAAACTTGAAACTATTTAGAAACTTATGTAAATTTTTATCGTTCTTATATGTGCTTTTTAACTCAGAAATATCCTGACCAACAACCATATAATACTTCCCTGGTTTATCCTCGTCTTCTACTAGGTCATAATCATTAATCCCCTGAGAAATCAAATAAGCCATTAGATTAACTGAATATATCCTTTTCTTATCCACCATTTCACCTTCCTAACTAATCTTGCTCGCACAATTAATAAATTCAAAAATATCCATAATTTCATTCTTATTAGATTCTTCTATTGCTCTTGTATTATAAGTAAACGGAACAACTGGTAAAACATCTTTCCATCTCCTAACGCCTATCCTGCTAACCATACTTGTACTAACATCATACATCTCAGCTATTTCTTTATGTTTCAAATTAGTATTCTGCTTGATCCACAGTATCTCTCCGGCTAATACTCTTGACAATTTTACACAATTAGGATTCTTCTCACCGGAAAACATTTCACTCCACTTTTGTCTATGCAATTCTTTTTCTTCTGGTGTCCTAATTTTCTTTTCAGTCTTATGTATCTCTCTAATATTCAAAACAGTATCTTTTAACAATTTTTTGTAATACTTTTCTTTCTTCAATGAATCAGTTTCATCACAATACTCAATAATTTCAAACTGCAAATTTCTCTCGTCAATAGAATTAAATAAACTCTGGATACCTTTATTCTTGTGCTTACCATGTCGAAGCAAACTAATATGGTTTGATTCCCTTGACTCCAAATCTCCAGAACCAACATACTTGAATTCATTGTTAACCCTATCAATCAACGCATAAACACCAATCTTTTCTTCAAACTTTAACTTTTTACTCATAATAAAATCTCCTCCTATTAATTTTTAATTTGACTTTAACCTCATTTTGAGATATGATTATTGTGGGATTTTATTTGATTCCCACAAAAAAATAAAAAAGGCCAATGATGGCCTTAATGTCTACCCTGCCAGTACCTTTAAATTTTTCATATTTCTAATATTTAACTTCTTCTCTTTCTTCCGCTTATTCCTTGCTTTCTGAATCTCATCATATTCCAACCAACCACCATCACGCATTGAATATCCGATCCAACGATAATCAATATCTGGATACCTATAATGGAATAATTTTTTCTTTAATTTGGCTGTAGCATCTGCAAGCCCCTTAACATCCCAAACTATAACTGAATTATCAGCATAAGTTAGAACAAAGTCCGCAACATAGTTAATACCTAAAATATTCTTACCTTTAAATTTAAACTTTGGCTGCAATTCATATTTAACTTGAAGCTGGCAATCTTTAATTGTGTTATTTTTAAGTCCAACACAAACTATATCCCGGTAATATTTCATTTCTAATTCTGAATCAAAGGTTATGTTGTTATATGTACGGTTTTGCTTGTTTTTATCTACATTAAATTTTGAACGATTCTTTTTTATATTTTCACCTCCTCCTACAAAATAAAAAAGACTACCCAAAAATGGACAGTCTTAATTTCTAATTTAATAAATAAATTAGTATGTAATCAATGTTACGTTGATACTTAAATTGTGACCGCTGTCGGTCACAACGATAACGATGTTTTTTGCAAGTTAAAATTCCTCACTATTGCAAAACTTTTGCCCAGGCACCAGTGGGGGAATTTCATTTGCAACTTCGTCCTATTCTATTATGCAACAAACAGATAACGACCTGATACAAATAATATCACTTTCAGGTATGTACCCCTAGAGCACAGCCCCATGTAAAAATTCCTCCGGCCCCTCATTTTGAGGAATGCTTTAATATAACCATGTCGTTATTATCGACTAGGCTGTACTCTACAGCCTAATGGTAAAACTAAGTTACCATACTAAACAGTCGAAGTCATAGCGACTTCACCTGAAAAATCAATTTAAGCCCCAAATAAGACACTTAAAATCCTTACACCTAAACTTATACCTAATCAAATTTAGCTCCCCAAATAACCCTAAAATTTAGCCATTAACATACTTTGATAATCACCTCCAAACCCTTTAATATCAACACTTTATAAACACTTTTATAAATTATTAAATTTTCTATAAATTTAGTCTATTCTACCTTCTCTAATATCCTTAATTCGTTGATGAATTTCTTCTGAAGTTAATATCTTATTTTTGGGAATATTTCTCAATGTAGCTATATTATATACATTATCATCTTTATACTTATCTCTATACTTAGTTAACCTAACAATTTCATCATTTAATTCTAATAACTTTTCATTGTTTTTTTCTATCATTATCTTATTTTGTTGAATTATATCGAACATATTTAACAATAATTTTTGATACATAATCATCCTCCTATTTATTTTTAATTTTGCGTAAACTAATTGAAATATCAATCAGACAAGCAATTGCTATTCCAGCTAAAAAGTAAGCATAAGACACATTTACACCTCCTCCATCAAAACACTCAGCGTAAAACTTCGCTCGTTGTATTACTGAGTGACAGCGAATTTTTTTTCCTAGTCCTTCTAATGTATTTACTTTATTTTAAGGATACCTTAATCAATCCAAGTGAAAAATTTTGCTTTTACTTTTTTGGAGTGCGAAGCACGAACAAAAAATAAAACAACTTAATTTTGAACAATATAGATTAAACTTTTAATTAATAGTTAGCCTATGGCATTGCTTTTAATATTTTGAATTCCGCAAGCTACATTCAAAATATTAAAATGGCTGTATAAAAATTTTCGTTAACGAAAATTGTTTATCCATCCAATCAATAATTTTGTTTATGATTAAATAACCATAAATAGTTGTTATTATTGACTTTTCTTTAATCTCTAGGGACAATATTGGCGAAAAGTCTCTATAGGTTTCCGCAAATTTTGTCCCGTTAATTATAGTTTTCAACTACCCAAAACCTAGTATTATCAGTCTTTTTAGGGATAATCATAAATTTTAATTTAATCATTTTTAGTCCTTCATTTAACTTTGAATAGCTTCTTTGTTGCTTACTATCAACTCTTAAATCTATAAGATTAATCAATTCTTTCTGTTCTTCTTTGAATAATCTCTTACCGACAATACTTTTTAAATATTTTTTTAATCTATCCTTCTTATAATCTTCTTCAATAATTTTATGTTTCTTTTTGTGATTTAATATTTTTTTTATGTATTTACAATAACCATAATCTCCGTATTCATTAATTAATGCAATATCACCAATATCTAATTTACATTTAAAATACATTAATTCATTATATTTCTTTGTACCTTTATCATCCTCATTGGTAATAACATCATAAACAATATTACTATAATCATTAGACCTGGGGAATTCTCTGATATATTCTTTAACTGTATGCTTCTTGAGAAATTCAGCTTTATAAATTTTATTTTTTAATTGTGTTTTAATTGCAGCTAATTGGTGATTACTAATATTCTTAATGTATACATAAATTTTATCATCATCGTTTTGAATTCTTCTTCTTCCTAGACATTGAATTAATGTTCCAGTATCAATTACATCTAATACAATATGTTTAACGTCAATATCATTAATATTAACCCCTGCATCAAGGCAGGTTGTTGTTATTAATATTAATTCTTCAAATTTCTCATTGATTAACATATTTTCTATTTTCTTTTCATCTACATGCTTATAATAACCATCTTTATTACTCTTACTACAATTGAATAAGCAATAATCTTTATACTTCTTACTTAATTCATATGCTTTCTTTGCTGATTGTATAAAGAATATACCTTTTTGATTTTTTTCTATTGCTTCTTCAATGAATTTTTCTAAAGTTTCATCATTATTATAGAATGTCAATTCAGCTATATATTTATAATCATTTGGCAATTCATAATCAATTGTTTTTAATTTCTTACTATTGTTGATATATCCTTTCATATAGTCACCAGTTGCTGACATGAAAATTCTTGTTATATCTTGTGATAATATTTCATTAAGCGATAGATCAGTCGTTATGTTAAAACTTGCATCACTTAGAAAATAATGGAATTCATCACACACTATATATTCGTATTCTGAGAAATCAAAATGAATTCTATAATTATGTATCATAGCTTCTAATTTTTGATATGTCACAATCTGAATAATATCAGTCTTACAATCACGCTCTATTTCACTTTGAAATTGATCTTTGCAATTAACTCTATGTACTAACATCAGTATTCTTTTGTTATTTTGTTTGCATAAATCATACAAGATATTTTTGATAAAATAACTTTTTCCTCTTCCAGTTCCAGCACTAATGGTTATAATATCATTAGGCTCCCAGCTTAAAACATTATTAGTTGAAATAAGTTCACTGATTCTTTTCATTGCCTTATCCCTTTCTTTTTTGTATTTTTGATTGATTAATTAGATAATTTTTGTATCTCTTCTTTTAATCCTATATCATTTCTAAAAACAAAAACTGTTCTCTCTGGAAAATCTTTATTTGGCTTTACATCGACTATCTGAAAACCTTTTCTAAGCAATGCTCTAGCCATTTTACCTGTAAAAATTAATTTCACTTGTTCGCTCATATCCATCTCCTCCATATAATCCGTTTTACCGGCTGGTTCTAACTCATAAAATTAAAATCAAATATTCTATACTAAATTCATATTATTGTCAAGCGAAAAAAATTTTTATTGCCTTTACTCAACTGATTTATGAGTAAAGGCAAAGGAGAATATTTATTATGGAAAACTTTAATATTTGAAATAATAAAGGAATAATAGTCAATCGTGATAAAACTAAGTATGCACTCCTACTATTCCTTCTCATATTGTATAAAGTGAAACAATGCCACAAAACCCTTATATATTAGTGTTTTATAATAATTTCTATGAATTTAAAAGTCTTTGAAAAACACTCATAAACCCTTAAATATCAATAATTTATAATAGGTTTTGAAATGCGGAATTTTTCTTTTTCCTCTTTCTATCCTTTTCCTTTTTAGCTTTATCAGCACAACTTGGACACATCGTTTGCCTATTTGATGTTCTCTTTGTCCTTCTAGTACACACAGAACATGTCATACTATCAGTACCAATATTATTTTTCAAATTATCAACTATTACATCACCGAAAACATTGAACAAAAATTCTTTCCGGCAATCTCTATCAGTTTTATAGATATGTCTGATAACCATATCTACTGCATCTTCATATTTAATATTTTCAGCTTTGCAGAATAATCTAAATTTACGTCTTAAATCATCCCATGCTATCATAGATATTTCTTGTTTTGTCATTAATTTATTCTTAAAGAAATATTTTTGCATCTCATTATTTAATTTATCATATTCATTAGCAACAATAGAATTAATCTCTATTTTTTTGTTTCTCAGTAAATTATCATATCTAAATGTTCCAATATTATCAAATTTATATTTTTGTTGTGGTATAGCTTCTATTTTTTTGCAAATCCTATTAACAGTAGAATTATTTATTTTTTCAACATTGCCTTTATACTCTTTCTTCACAAACTGGAAAAAGTATGGCATTTTAATTTTATCTACTAATTTTACTATATCTACCATATAACCTTGTATTTTTGGCATATATAAAGTTTTTGCAGCATCTATAGAGAAATTATTTTGAGCAACAATTGCTTTAGATACTTCAATTTTTTCAACTTTATCATCTTCAGCAATATCAAAAGTTTTAATATCACTATTCCAGATTTTAGTTAACTTGTTAGAATACTTACCTATATTTGAATATTTAAAGGCAGTAGTAAGTGAAAAATATACGTTATCAGGATTTATTATATCTGGTTTCGCAACACTCATTTTATAATAAAGTGGCACAATACCCTTCATATTCCTTTTGGCTATCTCAACCAATTTCCCTTTTATTACCAAAGCGGTATCCCCATCGTTATCATGCATAATGAGTTTACTGATTAAATCGTGACAGCTTGTATATACTCCATTTGTAGTAAACCAGTTTTCATTTGTATAATCACATATATTTTTTCTTACTGCCCATTCCTTAAATAGATGGGGGTTTCTATTAACTGAAATTTCTTCTTCGTCCTTGTACAGCCTACATGACACTTCTCCATCTTTGAGTAATCCTTCTGGATTCTTTATGCCACCTAAACTATATTGCATCCATGCAAATATATCAGGAATTATGAATGTGTATTTAGCAATATCACCAATTTCAAATTTACCATATTTAGCTTCATTTTTCTTTGAATTAACAATACTTCTTAACTCTTGATTTACATGAGGTTCTTTAATCATTTCAGGATATATAGATATTGCTTGCTGAAGATATGTCTTATTTTTATTGTTAACACCTAAAATATTTAGCATAAAATCACGATTAGTACATGCTCTCATTAAGTAATCAAATGTATTATCAGTCAAACACTCTAGTTCATCATCAGTTATATCTGTCAATGTCTGCCACATTTGATAGGGAACGCTCTTATTTTTAAAATCATTTTTATTAGGTTCTATATTGCATATCGAAGCATGACATTTATTATCTTTGAATTTATCCTTATAGTCTTGCCAACTTTTATAATAGTTGTGCATCTTGAATTGGCTCTTAAAAAACACATACCTAATATCATCTTTAAGTAAATCCCATTCCTTACCATAAATATCAATAACTTCATAATTGCCGTTGTTATAATCTTTACAGTAGGATAAATAGTCCGCACTCGTAAGTAAGCCTTTCACCCAAGGTAAGCGGACCATAAAGTTTTTCTTTGAAACACTTGGGAGCATCCACCCACAGCCATCCGAATGAGTAATAGTAATACCCATTATTCTTCTCTCAGCTATGAATGTTTCATTATCAATATAATCAACAACACCAGCAACCAGTGTTTCAAAATCATCTATTACGATAGCCTTATCAATATCGAATTTATCCCATTTTTCTGTTGCACCTGTACAGAGTGCTAAATAACTTAAGTATTTATTGATATTGCAACCATAATACTCTTCATCATCAATAGTAAATTTTGAATTATTAATATCCTCGACAGTTAACCCACACATTAATGTATTTTTATGCTGTTCCCATACTTTTTCTTTAATCATCACGATTCGCTTTACCCTGATCTGTCCGGCACTTGCTGTAAAAAAAATATACTGTTCTCCTAAGTATGTAAATCCATTTCTAACTAACTGCTTAAACACTGAATAATGAAATATTTCAACGATAAACAAATCTGTTGATAACTTACTGATTTCTAATTCTAATGTTCTAGTTAAATAAGAATCATGCATTGCCACTATATTGTATTTTGATAGTTTATCAGGATTTAACTCTCTAATTAAATCATTTGATTCCAATAGTCCTTTTAATAATTTATTTTGTTGTTTTAACTCATTTTTATATTTATTATAGTTATCATTGCATTTTAACAAATCTTTAAATCCTTTAGATTTAACTGTTTTTTTATTTTTCTTATAAAATTTATTTACATAATATCTAAATTTATCATCTGATTGTTTCTTTTGAATAAATTCAAAAACATTATCAGGTTTCTTTTTATCGTCCAAATATTCAAGTAGCCTATATTGCTGGATTGTTTTAATTTTACCATTTAATTTTCCAATTGTTCTTCTAATTAATTCTTCCTCTTGAAAATAAAAACTCTTAGTGTTTACACTGTAAATTTGAACCTGTTTGTTTTGCATATTAATACTTCTCCTCCTATTATAAATAAGTTTAACTTGCTCCTCCCTTTAATTTGGTTTAATTTATTGTTTAATTTTCAAAGAACTAAGGGGTAGCCATTTATGTTGCCCTGGCTACCTAATGTGATAATGTTTAGTTATCTTACAGAAACACCCATTGATTTTAATTCTTTAAATGCTCATTATTGAAATTCCATAACTAGTGACATCTCTAAATTCTTTCTCCTTGCCGTTTAGATAATCAGCTTCGGCAATATAGCACAAATGAATTAATTTATTATGCCTTTCCCACATGGTTTCGAAGTCTGTAACTGGAACATTTTCAAAGTCTTTTGGTTTCTCCAAACTACCTTTTAAAATAACCAAAATATCTATATCAGAGTTTGGGGTCGCTGTACCCTTTACATAACTACCGTATAGAATTACATCAATAACTCTATCCAAGCACTCATTTTTAACGTCTGTGACAATTCTTCGCAATAATCGAACATCTAAATTGTTAATATTCATTTTGCTCCTCTATTTTTATTATTATGGTTAGGGGTAGGTTTTGCTACCCCTAATAGCACAATGAAACTATCTACCAAAATCAGTTAGAACGATATAATTACCACAATCTCTACAATCAATTCTTACCTCTTTTAACTCTTTATCAATAGTAATATCATCAAAATCTGATATTTCCTCGATATCGTCAGTTGATGAACATTCTATAACGGTATCACTGACATAAAATTCATTACTCCATAATTTACTATGCACATATGCCAGTTGGCCTTGAGTTTCTGGTACTAGCTCCACCATTTTTCCGCAATTTTCACAGATAACTTGTATTTTCATATTATTATTCCTCCATTTCTCATTAATTAATTTACTAAATATTTACATTTACTATAATTGCCAATTACGCATTATTAAAATAAATAAATTGTTATTGACATACTAATCTTTTTTCGTTACAATTGAACTACAGTACATATGATGTTTATGTTAATTAAGCAGAATCAAATAGCATCACTCCTTTGGTGTAAAAAAACAAGCGTAAATATTTCTAATAAACCCTTTTTACGCTTGCCAGTGAATTTTACACCATCTAATATTGCTTGTCAACTACTTAATTGTCTAATTATTTAGAATATCTTGTCCATGCTTGCTAGGACAAGTTAATTCTGCATATTTCAAAGTATTTTACTACCAGCTCAAAAGGCTGGTTTTTCTATTTTAGGGATTATTTACTACCCAAGAAGGAAACTAAGCAAGTATCACAGACCCAAATAGATATTTCACTTCCATCTAACTGGCTCCCATACTCTGCTTGTCCTTTAACAAAATACCACGATTGCTCATGCTGATGGGCAGTAAAATCAATTTCTTTCCCACATTTATAACATTTATCATTGCTGATAAAATCTTGGTTATCTTCATATTGGTAATCTATTTCATCAACATCTGGAATATCTTCTAAAGTAATTTCACAATATGAATCTTCTAGAAGATTCAGTTCAAATTCCGAATCTGTCTCCGGCTGCTGTACTGGCTGCTGTACACCAGGAAATTTAATAATTTTGCTGCTCATATAAATCTCCCCTATCCTACTGTTAATTGCTTCTTCTGCAATTCTCTTTTTCCCCTGAAATCCCTTTCAATATCAGAAAAAATAGTCTTATATTTTTTTCTAACCTCTCTTTCAGCTTTTTTGTGTTTGCCGATGCACCCAACAGGTATATCGTTGTTTAATATTAACGATTTATCATCAATATTTGGGAATTCTTTTCTACTAGCATAGACTAATTCCCAAGCTAACCCTTCAATTCCAGCAATTGCATTTAATTCTTCTAATCGTTGAATTTCTGCTAATGCTAAATTCTTATTACCATGCCATTTGTCTGCATTTTTACTAGCAACATAAGTCCATTCAAGTCCAGAACCATCCATGTTTTTTACTGATAATCCTAGACTGACACCAAAGCAATTAAAGCTGTCTTTGATGAAATAACCCTTGATTTCTTGCATATTAGGGAAAATTCTATTGCAAATGGTTTTCCCTTCAGGAATCTCATTAATATCTACTGAAGCAAGTGAAAAAGTCTTACTAAATCCATACCTATCACTTATAGCCTGAAAATTATTGCAAATAGATTCTGCACGTTCAGGATTAGTGTAAAATCTTACCCCTGGAGTTAAGCCTGTAGAGCGTGAATAGTACCACTCATTGTCAATTATACCTAAACCCATTAGATTTACAAAATTACCTTGCTCGTCTTTGATTACAAATGCTTTTTCCATAATTCTCCTCCTATTTATTATTGTTATTTTAACTACACTTATGATATACTTATGTTTAATCATTAAGTGTATTGCTTACCGTACACTTATTTTATACCATGTATGTATGCTTGTCAATACATTTTAGTAAATTGTGGGGTGATTTATTATATGATAAAAATAACTTTGAAAGAATTATTACTTAAAAAAGATATAAATATATCTGAACTATCCAATCTAACAGGCATGTCCAGAAGCACATTAACATTGATACGTGACAATAAAACGGAGCGTATGGATTTTGACTCTATTGATAAATTGTGTCGTGCTTTATCTTGTGAACCTGGAGATTTTATTAAGTATGTAAGAGATTAAATATTAAAGAAGGTTGTAAAATACTCTCAAATACCCCTGCTTGAATTTTAAGCACTAACGTAACGTTAGATGGTCTTAAAAACTATTGAAAAAGGATAAGAGAGTATTTTTTAAAACTAACTCTTAGGCCACGTATGCTTACAGTCCTGACATTGCCAAATACTTTTAGCGAAAAAAGCTGCAAGAAAAGATAAAGCAGAAAGAACTAAAACTACCGGAATTAATAACCACAAAAACGGTATCCAAACGAATATACCGGCAGATAGAAATAATGCTATTGATAGTAACCATTTGCTAACTGATTGAACAGAAGAAGAACCACATCTGGGACACTTAGACCAATTATCATCCACTATATAACCTCCTCTCAATTTTAACGTCTAAAAAGGCGTTTTATTGTGTGTGGAGCATATTAACTTTGGCACTCCACACACAATAATCTGCAATTATATCATTCCGTAACACTGTTGGAATTTTCCATTTGCAATAAATCCCAATCTGTTATTTTGGATAATATATTCAATATTTTTTCCATATACTTCTGTTGCAAGCTGATTAAGCAGATTGATCTGCTTATTGTCAACTTCAATATCATTTTGCAAAGATTTAGTGATTTGTGCTTTTAACTCAGTAAAGCAGATATTAACTAATGTATCAGTATTGAATAATGTTAACGCTTGTCTGACAGCCAGTGAGGAGTTAATTGTAGGCATTATATCATCCTCCTATAAATCTATTCCATTTAATGGATTATGCTTATCGTTGATAGATTTTAAAGAAGTTCCCCACAAAGCATAATATTTGTTCAGCATACTTAAATTTGCATGTCCCATCATTCTTTGTAAACTCAGCAAATCACATCCAGATTTTATCATACTTGAACAGAATGTATGTCTAAAAGTATGAGCCGACAATCTAACATTTTTGAAATTCATATTAGTCTTCAACCGTTTAAATATACATTTAACACCATTTACTGTAAGTTGTTCATTATTTCTGTTCGTGAATACAAATTCAATATTTTTGTGTTCAAATTGTTGCTGAACAAATACTTTGTATTCACAGATTTCTTTAATCAATTTTGAAGTTATTGGAATACTTCTTAAACTTCTTTTCTTACCAAAGACTGTCATAGACTGATTCTGAATGTCTATATCATCCCATTTTAGGTTTATTGCCTCACCTAATCTTATTCCAGTGGATAAAAGTGTTGTGATCAAAAAATAATCACGATAAGCCCAAAAAGTTTGATGTCTAAATTTAAGGCGTTGATAATAACCCAACATCTGCTTAATCTGATCATTAGTGAAGATCTCAATTTTAATATCTGTTTTGAGATAGGAAATTTTTTTAGCAGGATTATTTTTTTCGTTATAAATTCCAATTTCCTCCATATAATTAGTAAAGATTTTGAGATTATGAAGTTTATGATTGATGCTAGTAGGATTATTAATCCTATCTTTCTGACAATGAAGCAGATAGGATTTAATTGTTGAAGCAGTGATATCTGAGCAATCAACTACTTCTCTCTGAACACAAAAATCATGGAATTCTTGAATTGTTCTGTGATAGCCATCTATTGTTACTTTTGACAAATTCTTAAATTCCCTGTCTTCAATGAAATCTTTAATAGCAAATTTTAACAGCAAAAAACCACCTCCCAATTGATATTTTGAATATCAAACAGAAAGTGGTTATAAATATCTTTATCAGGTCTAAGTGTGAACACTTGTTATGTGAATCGCCTCAAACCCTTGATATTATTGACTTTAAGTGCTACATTTGTTCAGTCAAAACGACCTCTTGCGTGTCGAGCAAGCGTTCTACCACTGAACTACCCGCCCCGAAGCTATATACATTATGTAGCACTATTAACCACTTGCTATTGATACTCAATACAATAATTATAAAGTAGTCGTTACAAAAAATCAAGTAGTCTGTCAAAATACTATTAAAAATACCTTTTACCATTATATACATGTCATTACTGCATACAAAAATGCATATATTTAATCATATAAATAAACGTAAAGGAAGTGATAAAAATTCGCTTCAATTTTAACTTAAGTTCAGAGTATGATAAATACTTAATTGATTTCATCCAGTCCCACAAGAATCAGAGTAGGATTATTCGTGACCTACTAAGAGCTGGTTACACAGCACTCCAAAACAAAAATACTACAAATGATATACCAATAGTTACACCTGAAACTCATACAATTGATACTCCAAAAGATACGCAAAAAACTCCTACATCAACAACAAAAAAATCTCCCAATGAAAAAATCCAATGGAAGATTCCTAAGAACTGATATTTTAAATTACCATAAATTACAATTAAATATTGGTATATTTCTGCTATGCCCTAGCATATATTTTATTTATAAAATAACTTAGGCTTTTTATACCCAACGGCAGGATTAACGGCATCCTGTCTTTTTTATTTAATAAACACCTATAATTCTTGCTACTGTATCTATTAATGCTACTCCTGCTAAAATAAATGGCATATTATTTCCTCCATGCTTGATTGTTGTTGATAGTATTTTACCCATACCGATTTAAAATATTCATATAAGAAGGTGTAAATTAATGGATTTTCTAAATCATGTTTTTAATTATGGTGAATTAGTTTGTGCGATATTGCTTATTTATTTTATATACAAAAGAGTAAAAAACAAGTAGGAGGATTATATATGAAGAAAATTATAACTTCTACTGTATTTATTACATCTATGTTAATATTTCCTGTATATGGATTTTGTTACAATAATGAATTATCTACAGCTTTTAATTCTGGTATCATGCCTATTCTTATTGATATTGGAAAAATAATATTTTCTTGCTCAGTGGTCTATGGTGCTTTCTATATTATGAGAAAGCAATATGTTGTTGGTGTAGATTCTATAAAATGGGCAGCTATCGGTTATATTGCCCTAAGACTCACCCAAGGGTTTACTTCGCTTGTTGATAATATTGCTTCAAATTTAAAATTTTAAGGTGTGATATTATGACACTTGAAAGTATGTGTGACTATATATCAGGTAAAATATATGATGCTATATTGCCGAAAGCATTTAGTTTGCCTATAATTTACGATTTATTTAGCTGTGTATGTATTATTGTTATCGTATTTAGTTGTTACTGTGTAATGATGAATAGAAGAAAATATGTTAATTATCTATATTTTTCTTGTATGTTCTATAGTATTTTTAGATTTATGAGTGTGATATTTAGATAAAGTCAATCTTTTTTGAAGAACTCCGCAATGTGCTACACCCTGGAGGTGATAGTATTTCTTTCAGCCAAACGATTAAATCAATACCTTTTGATTCTTATTTCCATGTATTCGCTGATACGATGCAATTTAATCAAATTATCCCTGATATTTCAGTTGAAAATGGATTGAAGAATATAAAGTTAATAAATTCTATTTACAGCACAGTATATAAATCATTCTTTGATAGATTTGAATTTAAGGATAGAAAATTACTATACAATAGGAAGCAAATAGTTTCATATATAATCATGTTTCAAAATGATAAAATTTCTTTTCATATTGGTCTGCCTTCGCTTACAAATGAATTTCTTAAGCAAAGATATTTTCAATCATTCCCAAACATAACCATATTGCCTTGTTCTGATTGTCTGAATGTATTAGATTTAAGTAAAACAATGCAGTTTAATTTTATGCAAAAAGAGGAAAGTTTTAAATCAATTCAAGCTGATATGAGGAGCGAAAACCCTATACCTTCCCTATTAAGTATCTCTAAAGACATAAAAGAAAGTGATATATTGATATTAGAAATATTGCTTGGTCCCCTAGATTCATATGAGAAGGAAGTTTTAGAAAATAGTAAAAATAAGTATAATAAAAGTGGTAATAAATTTCAAAATAAAACTGTAATAGATAAAATTTTTAATGTAATACCTTTTATTTTAGATATGATTTTTGCTGTTCTTGATTGTTTGTTTGAAATGAAAACTGAAGATATTGATAAGAAAGTTAAGCCTATATTTTCTAGTTATACGAACCAAAAAATTAACTATGATTTATTCAATGCAATGATTAGAGTATTTGTTCAATCAGACGATGCAGTAAAACAATTGCAGATAGGGAAAAGTATAGAAGTGTGCTTAAGAGATATTGCAGGAGATAATGAGATTGTTATAGACAAAAAGTTTCAACCAAAAAATACTCTTAGGAAAATGCCTAAATTTACTAAAAATATTTATTCAGCTAAAGAAATCGCTGTGTTCATGCAGTTACCATCTGGATACTATCAGAAAGAATATTCTATCATTGAATCAATTGATACAAAAGAAATTAACCTGCCAAGTGAATTGTTTCAAGATGGAATACCTATAGGAGAAGTTAAATATAAAGGATTAACTAAAATTGCTTCATGGAATATGAAAGATGTTAATATTGCCACGTTGCCTTTAGCATCCTGTGGAATAATGGGATCAGGCAAAACTGAAGCAATGATTAATTATTCTATCTCTGCATTTGAAAAAGGCCAAAGTGTTTTTATACTTGATGGAATAAAGAATTGTGAGTTTAGCACAAAGGTAAGAGATTATTGTATGAATATTGATGATAAGAAAATTATTGATTTAGATTTTAGTAATACAGATTACATTATACCTTTATTATGGAATGAGATTAAATTAAATGGTAAATTATCACAATCAGAGAAATTAAGAATCAGTAATTTTATAACACAACAGTTAATTCTATTTCTTGATTCATTGGTATCAGATAATGTGCAGCAGAAATTAAGCCCAAGGATGAAAAGATATTTAAATGCCTGTGGCCTACTTGTATTTAGTTTAGATCGTCAAACTACCATAATGGATGTTTTGAATTGCCTTATTGATTATGATTTTAGGCATAAATTCATAAAGGAAAGTAAATTATCTAAGGATAGTAAGATAGTGAAGGATTTATTGATGTTAGATAAAAATGGAAAAGAAACAAATTTTACCGATATTAAAGGTATTGTTGATAGGATTGATTTAATACTTGGTGATTATATATTATCAAATCTTTTTTCATATACATCTAAGACAGAATTAAACTTTAGATATTTTTCAGATAATGGATATTTAATATTATGTCGTATGCCACAAACTAAACTCAGCGACAATACCATAAATACAATGTCAACATTTCTATTATCTAAAATATGGCTCTCTGTCTTAGGGAGACAGGGGAATAATATGTCTAATGTAATAATAGATGAAATACATCGTTACCCTTCTGCTAGTGCTGTGCTTGAATTTGCTCTTAGAGAATCTAGGAAATATAAAACTAAGTTTGTTTTCTCTGCTCATAAACCAAGTGATTTTAAAGATATTCTCAGTACACTTAAATCAGCAGGTACAAATTATATGCTCTATAATACTTCAATAGATAATGTAAGATATTTTGAAGAAGAGATTAAACCATTTACCCTTAGAGAAATGCTTGATACAAAAAGATTTCATGCAAAATGTATAGTTAATACAGGATCGAACAATAGTCAATACACTGTATTTGATACAAAGGTAATACCACCAATTAATTTTACAAGAAAAGAAATAGATAGAAGTTATTTAACTAAAGAATGTCAGTTAAAATATGGAATTAAAAATTATTTATAGAACTATTTTTATGGGGTATAAGTTATACCCCATATTTTTTATTATTTTCTTTCTAAACCCAAAACAACACTAACAATATAAGCATACTCATTAGCTAACTTATGAATAAAATTTTCATCTAAAAGTAAATTTAATTCTGTTTCATTTGATATAAATAAATCCTCGAAAAGTATAGCTGGCATATATGTTTCTCTTACTTCTGCGAAATTAGCATATTTTTTACCTCTGTCTGTGATATTATATTGCTTTAAAAATTGCATAATATGTTGATGAATTTGATTTCTATAGGAATCGGAAATTTTTCCTTTTGCGTTTGGATGTACAAATGATTCATAACCATGTGCCTTTTTATCTGTGGCTGAATTTGTGTGAAATGATAAGTATAAATCAATAGGTTTAATTTTGTGAAGTCTATTTGCTATTTCTATTGTTTGATATAAATCTTGTTTAAAATCTACATTAGGATTAGTCATAGAAGGTTGAATATTTATTATTTCGCATATGAAATTTTTTTCCATTATATTTTTAAATTCCATAGTTAAATCCCAATTTAAATATTTCTCATATATTTTACCATTAATTGCTCCAATATCTCTGCCACCATGACCGCTTGCTGTAACGATTCTTTTCATATTATTCACCTTCTGATTTATTAAATTTACTAGAAATAGCTGAAACACCACCAGTAAGTCCTAAACCAACGCCGAAATATGAAATCATATCCTTAATGTTTTCAATAGGACTACCTATAAAACAACTAGCAATATAAGAGATTAAGCACACTCCCATACAGCCAGCTAAAAAATAATCCATCTTTGTAAATTCTTTTTTCATTTAATCACCTTATCCTATCTTAATCAAATTAACCATAATATTTATTGCTGCACCGACAGCAGAAGCCATAATCCAAAATTGCAATTTATCTACTTTCTGATCAACCCTAAAAATAGTACCATTTAACTGTGTGTCACGTTCTTTCAAGTATTTCACCTCTGCTTTTAAAGTTGATAACTGACTAATAATATCTTCTTGTTCCAATACTACCTCACCCCTTTGGTATCCAAATAAAAAACCTCCAAGTGGAGGTATACATTTAACCATTGATTTTATTGACGTATACTTAGGTATACATGTATACTTTTTGTATACCTAAGAAATTATTTTAGAAGTTATTGTCCCTGAATTAATTTTTTTCAGATAATCAGATAGTAAAGGTTTATTGATTTTTCCACCACTATCCACTGTAAACTGAGTATAAAACCCATCTTTTCCGAATATATGAGTTATTGATGTTATCGTACCAATTAAATTCGGCCCGTCATCATCAATAATTTGTGCAGCATCGCCAATAGTTAACTGTGGTCTAATCGGCCCAACGAATTCTTCTACTTCTCCTGAGTTACTTAATCTATCAGCAATTTCTGTAGCTAATAATGCGGCAGAAATTGAAGTTGTCCCATCTGGAGCTTGTTGATATAATGTTTTCTGTGCAGGAGGAAGCCAACCAAGATTTGAAGATACTGATCTATATACTTTTATCGTAAAATCTGAAGTATGAACACATACTCTTCCATAAGTATCATTATCATCTTTTGTTATTTTTCTTGAAAAAACATCTTTATTTCTGTAAAAAGTGTAAGTCCCAGATTGTGTAAATGCTTCATCTGTAAATTCAGCGATAACTACTTTACCATCTGCCTCTTCTTTAATACTCCAATCTCTTATATTAATTAAAACGTCGTTAATTCCTTTAAGTATTGACTGGTTAGGAGAAAATTCTATTCCTAATTCAGTTTCTTCTGAACCAACATAATAATAATTTATGCCAAAATCTGTTAATATTTGAGTTAATAATAATTCAATTGTTGTTTTTGGATATATATTTCTTTCATCAAAAGTTTGATCATTTAAATATTTTCCAATTGAATTACGTGCATTAACATTAACATTTTCCATACCTATCATGAAACTTGTCCGATCAATATAAAAAATCCCCATCAAAAGAGGATCTGAATCACCAGTTTTAAAGTTTAATTTTATTTTTGAAGCAGGAGGATAATTTGGAATATATTCGTTATTCCCTGTCTGCCACTGTAAAGAAGGATATCCATCAGTAATACTAGATAGTTTCCATATAGTATTAAAATCCCAGCTTGAGAAAGTTGACTGAGTTTTCATTTCTGCTGTGGTTTTTGGTTCTCCTTTTCCGGTGTCGGATTGCCCGGAAATTTCTGAATTGTAATAACAACTCGTTATTATGCCACCTGACTCTGCCCATGCCTCGTATTCCCATCCTACAAAACCACCAACATCAAGGCCAGAACCAACTACAGCCCCAGCAGAATAACAATTAATTAGTTGGCAAGCACCATAGCACATAAATCCACCGACTCCGGCATCTACTACACCATTGCTTTTCGCATTTCCTAAAAAATAACAATTAGTTATAATTCCGTCCCAACATGAAGCCGTAAAGCCACCAACAACTTTATTACCAGTTACATTACCAACTGCGTAACATTCTTCTATTGAATTTCCCGCCAATATGTCGGTAAATCCGGCAAACCCACCAGTCATCTCACCACCAACCACGTCGCCTAAAGCATATGACCTTTTAACCTCTTCCCCCAGAAACCCAACTAATCCACCTGCATATTGTCCCATACAGGTCACTTTTCCTGTGGCGTAACAATCTTCTATCTTAGTGTCGCAATGGGCGACCAACCCACCAGCATGCCCATATAGGTGCCCATAAGAGATATAACCAGTCACCGTAATGTCACCTGTTGCATGACAGTTTTTTATGGGTATATCTGAATAACTTTGACCTATTAAACCACCCGCCATACTGGAGGTAACTATATTACAAGTTGAATAACAATCATGTATATTGCCTGTATTGTGTGCAACTAATCCACCAATCTCACCTAAGACGTCGCCAGTTATTGTCCCCCTAGAACAACAATTTTTTACCTCACTATCATCATAATTACCGGAACATATCCCACCGAAACTATAATCACTTATACTACTAACATTTACGTCTGCGGTGCAATAACTTATCTCCCCACTTACATAATTGCCGATGGACACACAAGCATTACCACTTACGTAACAATTTGTTATTATACCTGCGTGATATTGTGTCGCAATTGCTCCCATACCACCAATATTAGCGTCTATTATTCTTACATTTTTTATTATCCCAGTCGGATGCGTACCAACAAATAACCCTTCACCGGATAACCCAATAATCTTATAGCCATTTCCGTCATAAACACCCTCAAACAGTCCGTTTGGAGGCCCGACTAAAGATGTCCAAGCTCCATGGCCAGTTAGGTCAATATCGGCCATCTGAATATAATTACCTGCCATGTCTTCAGTCACGGCAAGTAAATCGGTGACTGTGTAAATACCTGTGTACCCTTCTGGCACTTCAGTAAGTGGCGTAACCTCCTGATAACCGATAACAATCGTTTCCTCTGGTGCTCCAGGTACAACTTCCCCTGTCCTGTCAAAACTATCAACTTCTAAACTGACTGAAACAACCGGGGTATCTTGTCTAATGGATATACTACCACTAACCAACTTCAGTGCTTCCTCTTCATCTGCTGTTTCATCCTGAGCAAATATTCGATGTTGCCCTCTTGACCTCCAAGCAATCCAAGTTTTATCAGCAAAATATTTAGCTTTTAATCTGGAAATATAACTATCTGAAGCCATATTAATTGTTGCACCAAAATCAATAGTATCCCAAGAATCTGAAAAAGTTATATCATTTTTTGATAATGATTGTATTTTGTTTATAAAATACAATTTTGGCACATCTTCTATAGTTTGAATTAAATTTCCATATATTCCTAAAGGTAATGTTTTTGTATATTCTATTGTCATACTATCTTGTTCAGTTAATACCCAATTCATTGCACCATCAACATCTGTTATAAAACCTATACGATTATCATTAGTTTTAAATAAATTCAAAGTATCAACATCATCAGGGATATCAGTTATTTCTACTTCTGCATCCCATGAACTGCCATTATATTTTCTATAATATGTAATTCCATCAACTATGTAAGAACAAATTAAACCTTGACTTGTAGTACCTTTTATAGATGAAATAGTTATTCCCAATGGATCATAAAATATTTTAAGTATTGGATATAAACTTTCATCTTGATCAATAACCCAATAACTCCAAGATAACCAATCCTCATATGTTGATTCTAAACCTAATTCAGAATTAGTTTTCCCTTCTCCACCATTAGTAGTGGCGGCAGTATTTACATCTGAATTATAATAGGCAGGTGATTGATATGTAATTTTACCTATCGGATCATCAGGGAAATAAGGCGCACCCCTATAGCCGATAATAACACCTTTCCTACTACTTGCAGTAACAGAACCAGTGCAATACATATCTTTAAAATCTAAATAGCTAGGGAATACATAACCAATCATCCCACCAACTTGGGATACTCCACTTACATTACCATGACAAAATGAACTTGCTATATTAGGTGAACGATAACCCCCACCTTGTCCTGCACCAACTAAACCACCAACCCGATAATAACCAGTTACATTTCCTAAAGAATAACATCTATCAATTCCTTCAAAATGTGTATAACCAATTAATCCACCAATTCCTAATACAGAAGTATTCCATATTTCTGGTTCTGTATAATTTTCAGTACCAGTAATATCACCTTCTGCATATGATTTTCTTGACAAAGACCTACCTAAAGTAGCACCTATTAATCCACCTGCTACTTTAGTTCCGGTTACATCACCTAAAGTATAACAAAAATCAAAAAGAGCATTATTACTGGCTAAACCAATCAATCCACCAACAACATTCCCACCTGTGACAGCACCAGAAGTATGTGATTTATAAGCCTTAATATTTATCGTTTGACCTATTAATCCACCTATGTTACTTCCACTTCCGGTAACTATTGCAGAAGAATAACAAGTATTAATACAACCTGCTCTAATATCATATTCATCAAAAACATCATAATCCGGCCCTTCTGCTAAACCGATTAATCCACCAACATTATCTTCACCGTCTACTGTTCCAGTTGAAGAACAATTTAAAACTAAATCAAATTCTGGTGATACTTGTTGTGTAGTCAATAACTTACCAATTAATGCTCCTACATTATCTTTACCAATTACATCAGTATTGGTTAATACAATATTTTTCAAATTAGGATTATTAGCTAAAACATTAAATTCACATACACCAAATAATCCAACATTATCTTCAGTTGGTCTATTAATAGTTAAATTATCAATAGCAAATCCATTTCCATCTACAATACCTAAAAATGGATTTGCTATTGTTCCTATTGGTTCAAAATTTGTATATCCTACTAAATCAATATCAGCACCTAAAATATAATCACCTGAAAGATTATTTCTAATATTATTAAATTCAGATGCATTTAGTATTGTTATAGCTATGTAATCACCTCATTTCAGACAAAATAAAAAACACCTCAAAGGGTGCTATCTAACTACTGATTTTAATTCTGTACCTGCTGGTTGTGTATCCACTCCATCCCATTGCAAACACCAAATTTTGTCATAACTTATACCACGTTCTACCCAAAATAACCAAGGATTTTCACCGTCAAATGATATGCTTACATCTCTGACTTTTGCATCTACTTCTTCAGTTACGAGTGAAAATGTTCTATCAGGTGTAGAAAAATCAATATTATCAATATAATTGTAAACATTTACAATTGCTTGGTTATCTACAATAGAAATAATCCATATTTCTGATACTATAGAATCTACTATTTTTGGTGCTAAATCTATACTTCCTAAAACTCCTGATTGAATTGTTTGTATATCAAGCACTCTATTAGCCTTTACTATCACTGCTTCCATTTTCGGATCAGCATTGTTGTAAATAGTTTGTTGTACTAAATTAATTCTCTCTTGAATGTCGGAGGGTAAACTTCTCATTAAATATAACCCTCCTCAGATACGATTAATACAATACTTGTTTGATATAAACCAGCTTTTATTCTTGTCCAATTTGGAGATTCTTTTATAAATCCAATGTAATATTTGCTGTCTAATACAACTTTTACAGGAGTTGCAGTTGATTCATATGTATCAATTAAATTTTTACTATCTTCATATACACTTATTGTATTTATATTAACTATTCTTGCTCCATTTCCAATAACTTGAACATGAAAAGAACCATCAAGTAGACGATTTAAAACTTTAATAGTATCGTAACCAGGAATAACTGAAGCAATAATACTAGAAATAAGTGTATTATCAATCTTGTATAATGCACTACTCATTATATTCTTGCCTCCTCCATCAATTTATTCATCACAATGTCAACTACTCCCATAAGTTGATTATTATCATTAACACCTTTTACAGTTATTGTTCCGCTATGATTAACTGTTTGGTTTAGTCTTTGTTCTGGTGTTAAAACTTGTTCGCCATTTCTAAGTATTGCTAATCCTTCACCGTTTGAACTATGAAAAATACCGCCATCATGGAATTTAGGAATATTACTAATATTAATACCCCAATTTTCGCCACCAACACCAGGAACCCAATCTGGAATATCTATATTAATTTGGTTTAATCCGTCAATGACTATATTTACTCCATCAATTAACATATTAATAAAAGATTTAAATGGAGAAGAAATATCATCCCATAGATTCATAAAGAAATCTTTAAATCCTTGCCAGTGTTCAATTATATAATCTACAGAAATCCCTACAACATCAGAAATTCCATTCCATACATCAATAGCAAGTTTTTTTAATTCATCCCAATTCTTGTAAATTTCATAACCTAGATATATTAATCCTGCAATTAATCCTGTGACAAGCGTTATAGGCGCTGTGACTACTTCAAATGCAACCGTAAATGCGACGGCTAAAGCAGGTAAAATATTAACTGCAAGTGTTGTTAATCCTGCTATTAACGGCCCAGCTAATGTTAATCCTCTTAAAAATGTTACTGCTTTAACTATTTGTCCGATACCAAAAATTATTTGTCCAGTTACCAAAATGATCGGCCCTGCAACAGTAGCAATTCCAGCAATAACTAATATAGTATCTTTTGATGTTTCAGATAAATTATTAAACCAACCTACTAAATCTTTGATAACAACTGTAATTTCTGTAACAATAGGTGTAATAATTTTACCTAATTCTGCCATTTCTTTTTGTAAATCATAAGTAGCCTGATTACTTTCGATTAATGCTTTATTTACTTCGGTATATTTATCATAAACCTGCGTTAATCCAAGTTCTGCCATAGTTTGCAAAACTAAATCTGTTTCTGTTCCATTTGTTTTTGCTGTCGCTAATTTAGCATTAAAATCAGTTAAATTTACGCCCATACGGTTTAACATTTCGTCAAACATACCAGTTGTTGCTCCAGCGGCAAGAGATTCTTGAATATCTGAAGCTAAACCTTCAGGGTTAAGTGTCTCACCAAATTTTACACTAGCCGCCACTAAATCTTCGGTTATTTTTTGAAGTTGATCACCTTTAAATCCAGTAGCTAATAAGTTACTTACAGTTTCAGTATTTGCTCCTAAATCATCCCTTAAACCAGCCAAAGTTCTATATGATTCATTAACTTCTTCTATTTTTACACCAGCACTATCAGCATTAACCTCTAATTTTCCTAATTCTGTTCTTAACTCTTTAGTACCTTCTGTAGCTAATGCCATTATTCCTATCATTGGTGCAGTTATACCTAAAGACATTTTTGATCCAATGTCTGTCATTCTCTGCCCAACATTTTGCATTTCTCTTTGTGCTTCTTCTAAACCTCTGCGAAAAGCTGTCATATCAATATTTAATCTTACAAATAATGAACCAAGTTCCAATATATCACCCCTTTCAACTAAAATAAATGATCAATATATCCTTTTTTAGGTGAATTAGGATTATTTTCATCTTCTTTTAAATTAGCAACAATTATCAAATCCCAAAAAATATCAAGTTCCATATTATCAATTTGTTCAGGTGTCCATTGAAAAGATTTTGCTAATTGTAGATAATAATAAACTATACCTTGATATTCCGATAAAGTATTTTCCCTATCGGATTTTATGCGTTTGGGAGTTGTTTAACTTTTGAATTTACGATACTTCCTATCCATGTTGATATTTCTGTAAATTTTGGCATTAATTCATCTAAATCTAAACCATCTTCTATTAATTCAGGAGTAACTTCTTTATTATTAAAACCAATTGAAATTAAGTTAAGCATCTCTTCATATGCTTTTTCATCTTGTGCTAAATTCTTATTAGCAAAATTATTATTGAATTTAATTATTTTTCTCCATACTCCAGCTTTGGGTGTGCCAGCGGTATAGTCTTTTCCATTTAAAGTAATAGTAGGTGCTAACATATTAAAAAACCTCCATATTTTATTTTTGTATTATATTAAGGGAAGAATTAACTTCCCTTAATTATTTAAGCAGTTGTAAAGTTAATAACATTAGCAGATGCAATAGCATTTCCTGCTATATCTTTCACGCCACCTTTGGTAACACCAGCAATATATACACTAGATGAAGCTAGATTGCTGGTCGGATTTAAAGTAACTATAGTATGAGCATCATTAATAGAAATTGCAAAAGGAACGTCTGTACCATCTGCTTTAACTATAAAGAAATTATCTAATATAGCTGTGCTTGCTTGAATAGCTTCACTAAATGTAAGAACAATATTTGCATCTATAGCAACACCAGTAGCCGCATCAGCAGGTACAGAAGTAACAGTAGGTGCAGTAGTATCAGCTTCACCTTCTACAGCAGTAAACCAGTTCGTACCTATTGTAGATACATAATCTATATGATCTTCATCTACTTGTTTAATCCAAGAATTATCATAATCTAACCTAATAAAACTAGCTTTCATTTTGGGAATTTGGAAATTAACTTTATCATTTTTAGTTTGATGATTAATTTCTGGTAATTGGAATTTACCCTTATATAACCACACATACCTATAACTTCCATTTGATTTTAAAGATTTAAACCCTAAAGCTATGTAAGGACTGACATCAGTTGATTTTCTTTTTAATATACCGCCTGTAATCGTGTGTCCTAGTAAAACAGCCTGTACTTCTAATGGTAAATCTTTAACTTCTATTTCTACATCTACTTGTCCCATTTGTGAAAATACTTCGCTTGGAGCATCATCAGACCATAAAACACCACTTGAAGAATTTGGATTTATGTTTGCTGTGATAGCACCTGGAATTGAAACAGGTGTTTCATAAGTAACACCTGAAACTGTATCAGAAGTTAAAATTGCATAATGTAGATTGCTTAAGCCAACTTGTGTTCCTGCCATAAATAACCCCTCCCTTTAATTTAATCTCTTGTTGTTGCAATTGCATAATTGCAAATAAAAACAGATCGCTCATTTGCGTCTGTTTCAAGTTTGAATGGATTTTGCAAAGCATTGATAATACTTACCCTTGTTTGAGTAAGTTGAATTCCTTCACCTTTATCTTCTATATCTAACAAATTAAAAATCGCCCAGGCTTTTGACCGAGCGACTGAATAACTTTTATTTCTAACCAATATTTGTATTCTTCTATCTAATGCACTAACACCTGTGGTAGTAGGTAATCCGGCATACTCAAAAACGCAAATAATATTGTCTAAATCTGGTTTATTATCAAGAAAAATATCTGTTCCTATTGATGTTGCCAAACTATTATTAATTAAATAATTAGCTACATCTCTAATTAATTCTGCTAAGTCAATCACCTCCTACTCCCTTAATGCTGAATTAATTCTATCGTTTGTAAGTTGAATAACTCTATCTTTATTTCTATTAAATGGATCTTCTAAAAATTTAGCTTTGCCATCTATATGTAAAATTTGTAAATCCTCATGTTGTTTTAAAGCATAAGGTGTATTATACAAAATAACTACAGAATCATCTTGATCAATTACTGTTCCACTTCTTCTTAATGTACCAGATTCAATAGGACATTCATCAATAGATTCAGTTAAAATATGTTCTGCTCCATTGTGCATTGCTTGCATACCAACACGTTTAATTAATCTTTCAATCGCATTACCATTCCATGTTAAATCACTACTCATTAAACACTTACCTCTCTAAATTGGATATTACCTTCTAAATCTGTAATATCTGATACTGCTAATACAGTCCAATCTCTGCTATACCAAGTAATAATATCATTCGGTAATACTACTGATTTTGTATATATTGTTGCTTCAGATACTACTTCTTTTCCTTGTGAATTTCTAACAATTTTCCTTTTACCTTCCCATCTTATATTTATTGTAGATGAAGTAGTAATTGATTCTCCGTATTCATTAACACCAGTAGTCGTTTTTAATGTAGTAGTTTGATTTAAATAATTTTCTATCATACAATACTCACCGCACCAGCTAAATAAGGTTTAAGCAATTCTTTTGCATCCTGAGAAAGTAACCCTCTCCCTGCACCATCTTTAAAATTTTCGCTCATTCCACTTAAAGAAAAATTGCTAACCCCTTCCTGCTGTAATTTTCTTCTTTGAGAATTTCCTCTTTCTAGCAAAGTTAATGCTTCTTCACATTGTGCTTCTTTTACATTTTGTGTAACCTCTTCTTCACAATTCCAGATAGAATAGCAATTTATATAAGGTTCATATTTTGTTAAATTAATAGGACGATTAATTAGTAAATTATAATCATTTCTTTTATCTACAACATAGCATCTTGGAAAAGCAAGTATTTGACCTTCAACTTTTTTAATTCCTTTATAAAATTGTTTATTAATATTTTTACAAGCCATAATCAACGCTCTTGATTTATTGTCTGTGCTTGCCGAAGTCCAAGTATCAGAATAGAGCCTATTATTAAAATATGTGTCTGCATCTGTCACAGATATATAGCTATTTTCATTTACGGTAATTAATACTGCCATAAATCACCACCACCTCTATATTATCTCATATACTTATTGTATTCCTGTTTCCTACGTTCTCTTGAAGAATGAGCATATATTAAAGTTGTCGATGGTCGTACATGCCCTAAAGTTTTCATAATAACATCTAATGAAGCACCATTTTCTAACATTGTTGTTGCCGTTGTATGTCTCCATCTATGGGGAAATACATTAGATTCTACTTCTGAATTTTTAGCAATATCTTTTACAACTTCACGAATTCTGGCAATGCTCATTCTGCGGATTGGATTTCTTTCAGTAACAAATAATGCCTCACAGGCATCATTTCTACTATCTAGATATTTTTTTAACCAAATCCTACATTTTTCAGTAAAAAATACTTCTCTTTCTTTATCACCTTTCCCTATAACTCTGACACCCCTATCTTGCCAATTAACGTCAGAGACATTACATCCAAAAACTTCTCCAATCCGACAACCAGTTGAATAAAAAAATTCAACTAAAGATTTTTCTAATAATGTTTTACATGAATCTCTAATTAATTCAACTTCTTCTATGCTTAAAGATTTTGGTATTCTTGTACCTTCTTTTGGCTCTTTAAGTTTAGAAGAAATATTTTTATCTATAAAATCTTCCTCATGCAAATAACGAAAAAATGAACGTACAAAACGAATTCTATGTCCTAAACTAGCTGGCTTTAAATGCTCTTGTTGAATTAAATATTCTTTTAAATGAATATAGGTTATAGAAGTTATATCTACATCTCCTAAATATTTAATCAATAATTTAACCTGTAAAGAATATGCATTTAAAGTATGAGTAGAATAATTTAACAATTTCTTGTCTTTTTCATAAAATTCATATGCCCTTGACAACAACAATATTATCACCCCTAGTTATATAACTTATATAACTAGAATATACTACTTTTATTGATACTTGTCAATATAGGTTATATAACTTATAATACTTTTAGGAGGTGATTTATTTATGGCTGTTGATAAAGAAAAGAATGTCCAAATATTAGTAACATTCCCCAATGATATGCTTGAAGATATAGAAAAATATTGGCATGAGCAAAAACTGAAAAATAGAAATGAAGCTATTAGGAAACTTGTTAAAATTGGTTTAGAATCTGAAAAGACCTCTAAAAAATAAGAGGTCTTTATTTTTATTCATTTTTAAGGTTAAATATTCAATCATCACACTCAGTTTACAAACTAACGCACCTTCGTTAGTTGGGTAAATTATTCGTTTTCGCTTTCTGACCATGTCCTACCAATTACAACACCGTTCTCATTTTTAACTTCGGCTATAAGTTTTAGATTAACCATATTATAAAGCCTCCTCGACAACGCTTAATCTTACAGTTCTTACGCCCTCTTGTAGTACGTCCGTAGAATTAAAATACCTAAAAAACAAAGTATGGCCGCTTGATATTTTCAAATTCTTAAAAATACTAGCTTGTACCTTTAAGTCATTCGGTATAAATGATTGCATTTGCTCATTTGTCGATGTGTTATACCAACCGGAATAACCTCGTTCCAGTTTTTTGTTAAAGGCAGCTGTACCTAAAATTAAAAATATACTACCTAAATAAACTGCACAAAAATGTGTACCACTTATAGCTCCGCTTGGAGCTATAACATTATACGATACGTCTTGCACTATCCATATTTTGCCTGATGGTACAACTATTTCTTCCGTCGCGTTGCTACCTGCACCTACAGTTGTATTAAATGTGACACTTATCTGTTTAACATTTCTACCAGTTAGTTGCATACTTGCAGGAGTAGCACCGCTAATAATACTATCAATTTTTGCATTTAATGCATCAATCTTTGTGTTTAAATCTGTATCTTTAATTTTCAATTTATTTGCTGAAGAATCAAAAACATTTTCCATTATTTCTGTTTGTCTTGGTATACTCAATATTCTACCTCCTATCTTAAAAATAAATTAGGGGTTATTAAACCCCTAATAATTAATAATGCATGATCTAAATTTAGTCTGGAGCATCTGCTAAAGTGTAAGTAATTTGAAGCATCATGGCAGGAGGATTAGCAGTTGCACCATTGGTAACATTTAACAATAATTTTTCACCAGCTGCTAATACTTTATAAGTTTCATCAAGTGTACCTAAAGAATTTATTGTACCAACAGCAGGGAAGCCTGGGTCTGAATCATAAGCTGTATATACAATTGAATTAACTCCATTGGTTACACCAACAAGACAATTATTTCCATCATCAATTCCTGCTCCATTACCTTGTGGAATCATTGATACACTTTCTAAGGTTATAGTTAATCCTGCTGGAGCTACAAATATCACTCTATCAGCAATATCAACACCTGCTCCCAAATCTTCAATTTGATAATTAAACATATTAACTTTTGCTGTTGTTGCTAATTTTGCAAGAGTAATATTTGCATCTTTTACTTTTGCTGTTTCTACCGCATCTGAAGCTAGTTGTGTAGCACTAATAAAATCATTTGCCATTTTTGCTCTACCAGTGGCATCTGCGGATAATGCTCCATCTGCTATTTTTGCTGTTTCAATTGCTCCATCTGCTACTGTTCCCACTGTGACTTCTTTACTATTTACACCATCATGATCATGACCTGAAGTTAGATTAAAAATTGATTGAAACAATCTCTTGATTATTGGATTTCTAATTGAATTAAAATCATATGCCAAAATAATCACCTATCCTTTATATTTTATAGTAGTATAAGGGGTTTATTTCTTCCCCTTATACGTTAGTTCCTATATGGTTAAATTTAGGAAGTTGCTAAATTAGTTATAGTACCATGCATAAATGCCGGGCCATGAGCTAGACCAACCTGTCCAAAAATGTGTCCACTTTCAGAAGCACCAGTTTTAGAAAGAGGCTCATAAAATAGATTACCCTTCTCAGGTACAGGTTGGAATACAGGTGCAATTACACTCATATCAGCAACCAACAAAGTACCTGCTGGCATGAATCTATGAGGATCAGCAATAGCTATATTACCAAAATCAGTTTCTATTTGCTTGACATTTACGCCACCAACATTTCTATCTGTGGGAGCATAACCGTATATATCACTAATTTTCTGTTTCTGAAAACCACCACAAAAGATTACAGGATTTTTGAAATATGCTCCATTGGCAAACATTTCTAAAAGAAGTGTATCCATTAGAGCTTTACTTAAAGCACCAGCAGAAGCATCTACTGTATTAACAGTAGATAAAGCAATCATACCTCTGGTTTTATTCGCTACACCAGCATTAACAGCAATTTGATATACACCATTGATAAAGCTATACTCAACGTCACGAGCAATTTTTTCTAATGCTTTAGCAATTTGCCAATCTCTTTCTGAAGTTACGTTGTTCTCTGCACTAGCAGTATTAATACCAGTTAATCTTCCCTGATTACTCAATCTAACATAAGAAATAGAAATTGCTTCTTGGAAAATTTGAACCACGTTTTTACTTTGATTTCTTACATATGAAATAGCTGTAGGTGCTGTTAAACTTGCAGTTTCGGTAATAGCTGGTTGTGCTGCTGCTTCATGTGAATACTGACTATCTGTTGCAAATTCAAAATTATCTGTTTGCATACCACCAGTTAAGCCACCAATCATTGAAAGAAAAGGTGTATTAACTACATCTGAGGTGAATAATTCCCCTGTATAATTAGGTAAATTCCATACTGTTCCGGCTGCTACGTTTGCCATGTTAAATCAATCTCCTTTACGTTTTAATTATTAAAATATTTTTTATTTTTTAACGATATTGCAAGAACATTATTTCCTGCATTTATTGCATCTGCAATTTGCTTATCAATATCTGGATTGTGATTACCGCCACCAGGAGGATTTGTTGATCCACCTATAGGACTTGCTTCTCCAAATAAATAAGCATCGCTTGTTTGCAATGCTTTTAATTGATCGTCTAACCCTATTAAATTGTCACCATCAATAATAATTTTACTTTCATCCAGCAATGCTTTGATGGCTTTGGTGTTTTTACCTTTTGCTTTTAACAATTCACTTTCAAGTTTAAAGTCAAAAGTCTGTTTCTTTAACTTTTCCTCATATTGCTTTGTTGCTTCTTCATTTTTCAATTTCAACTCTTCAAACTGTTTAGTTAATTCTTCATTCCCTGTTGCTTTAACTTTTAATGTTTCTAATTGCTTATCTCGTTCTTCAATCTGTTTCTTATATTCCTTTTTTGATTCGTTTGCTTCATTGAATTTTTCGATAGGAATATAATTTCCATCGTTTACAATTAGTTTTTTATCACCAATTTTTTCTGATACTTGCTTAAATAATTCTTCACCTAATAATTCTTTTAACATTATTTTTAAACCCTCCTATAATTTTCCTACTAACCTTTTTAAAGTGGTCGGCTCCACCTGTGGTCTTTTGTTATAACCTACAAAATACTAAAAAAGGCAATTATAAATATTAATTATCCAATTCTGGTAAATAAGCTCCATAGGCATGTTTACAATTTGGATGGAATAAACCTTTAGATTTTGCATATTCTAGTGTTTTATATCCTGAAGTTTTACCAGTAAGGGATAATATTTCACCCTCCCAAGGTTTACATAACTCACATGGATTAGAATGTTTAGATATTTTTATTAAATCATATTTATTTTCAACAAATCTATTTGCTGTAGCATTAAGATGTGTCTCCATAGTACCTGTTTTTATTACCATTTTTGTATAAGATTTCATGTTCCACTGTCTACCTGCTGAATCTTGAAAACCTGTTATTCCATTCTTTAGTAGATCATTTAAATAATTTCTTGAACCTTGTTGCCATGATTTATTACCTATTGAAACTTGCTTTATATGTTCTAAAGCTAAATTTCTATATATATCTTCTACCCTTCTGCCAACAGTAAAGAATTGTTGCTCTAAACGATTATATATAGAATCTGAAATAATTTGAACTGCTATTTGGTGAATCTCTCCCATATCAACAAGTTTTCCACCAGCTTTTTTAATTTGCTTATCAGCGAATTGAACACCAGAAAAATAAATTTTAGGCATTACTTCAGCTAACCATTTTTTTGTTTCACCTCTTAAATCATTAAGGATATTCAAAGAATCTGATTTTGCCTTGTTAATACCTTTCAAAAATATATTTGTTGATATTGCAATGGTAAATGCTTTTATGATAAAATCTTCAACTGTATCAAAAAGACTTGTTAATCTATCTCCTTCATCCTCTGATTCTCTGATTAATTCTTCATCTATTGCCATTATACAACACTTCCAGAATTAGGTAATGTTATTTTAGGAGGTTCTACAGATGAAGCTTGTTTTTCTGCATTTATTTTATCTACCTCACTATCTAATTGTTGCCCTTCTAATCCGTCTAAACGTCTAATAGATGATTCTAAGGAAGATAATCCTGCACCATATCTTTGCGTTTCAATTGTAGTTTTCTCTCCATCATCTTCAGGTAATCCGTCCCTCCAAGAAATGAAAATATTACTTAACTTTATTGCTCCTGGTTTTGATTGTGCCACTTCTAATGCAGAAGCTAATTTTAATACTTTTTTAATTTGGGGATCAAAAGATAAACGAATTCTGTTAACTTTTGCCAAGGGTGCTAATAATAGACGCTTTAAAGCACTACCACTCTCGGCTAAACCTTGTTTCAAATTTCCATAAGCTGCTGCACTTGTCTCACTAAGAAAATATAACTGCTCAATTAAATAGTCTATTTGCTTAAATCCTGCATCAAGATGTCCTTCCCAAACTATGTACTGTGGTATAATATCATCTTTACTTTCTACAGGAAAATATTTATTACTACCTCTAAAACTATATTGTCCAGTTGTTGGATCTATTTCTAAAGCACTACTTGGCCCACACATATTAGGGTCACTGTGTTTATCTAAAATTCTAGAAATTTGGGAAAATCTTATCTCAATCTCCTGTATAATACTATCAATATCTGTATAATCATCATTTCCAGTTACATCTTCAGAAGTTATTAAATTAGACACACGAACAATTAGAAAATCATTTATACCTGTTTCTTGTGTAGTAGATTCCACTAATTCAGATATTTTATCTTTTTGCAAGATATAAGTATTAGTTTGAATCTTACCTTTATAATGAATCTCTGCTCTAAGATAATCAGTTTTATTTACTTTATATGTCCATGCTAAAACATGATTTTTAATATCACTAACATTAAAAGGATTTACAACTGGAAACCATACAGCAGGACTATTAACTTCAATGATTGCTCTATTATCATCATATCTAATTTTAAATAATCCATCTGCAAATCTTGAAGTATCTAAGGCAACCTTGTATGCTTCCATGATAAAGTTATTATCTTCAATTATTCTATCTAAATTAATTTGTTCAGGTGTGCCTACATCACCTGCTATGATCCTAGGAGGTTCACCTAATAATAAATCAGCGAATAATTTAGATAACCTTTTGTGCCAATTAATTATTATTTCCATTGTTGCCTGTTGATCATCTCTAAGAAGTCTAACCCAATCAGTATATACTTGATCATGCTTACCTTTGAAAAGTAAACGATTAGTATTATACATTTTTAATCTTTCTCTAGTATCAATATCATCAGGTGGCCAAGATTGACCAATTTGCAAAAAGTTTAAGTCAGTAAGTATATTTTTCACCACACTTTCTTTATTAAATTAAGTATACTTTTATGCCTTGATTTTATTGATGTTTACGTGTGTATACTTGTTTACTTACCAGCCTACTGGTTTTTTAACTAAACTTAAATGTCTTCTTTTGTTTAAATCTTCAACTGCATAACGCAAAGCATCAATACCATGATTATATTTATCTACAGGAGTATTAATATAAATTCCATTACTATCTTTTTTCCATGTATAATTTTGGAATTCTTCAATAATATGTATACATGATGGATGAACTACTATTTTAAATTGCTGAAGAAATTGAATACCTGTAAGAATAGAACCAGAGCCTTTTTTCGCTGGTACAATTCTATTAATACCATACCTTTTTATTTCTTCTATACTTTTTTGTTCTGCTGAATCTGCTATTATTTTTTCTTTTGAATATCCTAGATTTATTATTTTTTTTGCTATCTCATTATTCAGCATACCTTTTTCTTGAAATTCATTGAAGATATAAAGTAATCTGTTAGTATCATCAGCTAATGCACAAATAAAAGCTGTCGGATCATTGATATAACCAAAATCAAGACCAAAGACAGCTTTAAGAATTTTATTTTCTTTTAGTAGTTGTATATAATCGAAATCTTCTATATTCCAATTATTAAATATAGTTTTATCAAGTGTGGCAAATTCACCTAAAGCATATATTTTGTAATAGGTGAAATTTGTTTCTTTCATATCTTCTAATGTTTTAATATAATCTTGAGAAAGAAATTTATTATGTTTATATGTAGTATGAAGTAGTATTGTTGTCTGAGGGTCTGTTTCTCTATCATGCCAATGATTGTATACCCAATTAGATTTTGATACTGGATTGTACATTAAATGAATTTGATTATATGGATTTCTTGAGCGTAAACGTAAATTTAATTGTGAGAAATCTTCTAAAGTTAATTCAGTTGCTTCTTCAATAATAATATCATCAATATTTGCAATTGATTTTATTTTTTCTGAATCATCTAAACCCCGAAAAATAAACTCAGAGCCATTTTGAAATTTAATTGTTAAGTAGCTGTCACGGAATTCAACTTGATTATAAAGTCCCCAGTCTGATATAACTGATTTAAATAATGCATAGATTGAATCTCTGATTGTGTTGGCAATTTTTCTGATAACTAAACATTTACGATTTGGAAATTTTAGATATTTAAAAATTAATTTTTGTACTACAAAATGGGATTTGCTCAACCAGAGCCAGCACCACCATAGAATATATTGAATCGAGTGTTATATTGTTGAAGATGTGGATAGTATACTTCGTTGAAAACACGTTTAGTTATTTTTATTTTTTGTTGTGATTGACTCATGGCATCACCTCCATTTTTTAATCCTGGTGTTTTGAGTGAAAAAATTAAAATTTGGTATATCGGGCAAAATTTTTTTCAAAATTGGAGGGGGGTGGGTCTAAAATTTTTCTTCAAAATATTTTTAATTTTGAAGAAAAATTTTTTTTTATTTCCCTCAACTTAACATAAAAGAAATTATTCATACTAATATTACTTCTTACTCTATCAATACAAATACTATAATAATTATGCTAGAATAATATAAATACTTTATAAACATACCTATTTATTGTCTATTGTTCCGAATAATCCAGCATAATTATTATCAAAACTTTGTACCCATGATTATATCTATGTTTTTTGAATGTTCAATAATAAATCTAGTTAACATAACAATTATTCTCGGATCATAAATAGATACACTGTGTACATAGGTGTAAGTTACATTTCGCTGATAACTATTACTAATACTTAAACGGGTAAGTTTATAGTATCACAACCCTACCCTTGTGAACGTGTATTGTATTATTTAATCTCTTCATCATCAATAATATCAACGATAATCTCTTTATTTGTCTGTACTATCTCTTGCTTGTCAACCCAATTATAGTTATTCTTTAAAGCAAAGATACCACCTGTGGCCTTAGACCTATTATATAGACGTTCTTCATAGTGCATCTCAATATATCTCTTAGCTTCTTTTATCGTGTTCATTAATTTCCTCTTTGTTTCATCATCAACACTTTTCAACCAATCAATCTCATCACACTTCTCATAGTTAATCAATGTAGTCCTACTACACTTCAACCACCACGCCAATCCAGTTATAGTTATCTCCATTTCATTTTCTTTGGCCCATTCAAAATATTCTTTAATATATTTATTTAACTCTTCAGAATTTTTAAATTTTAATGGATAACCTTTTGGTTTATATACAGATGATTTCTTACTTTTAATAGTGTTACTCTTGCTTATATCATTCAAATCTTTATCTTCCACACTAATCACCTCCAAAAATAAAGAAGGACTGATTGCTCAGTCCTTCCTAAATTAATAATAATTATTTCAATTTTAGCACATATTTAGTATTTTCATCATCTTTATCTGGAAAATTAATTTCAATTTCCGTTATTCGTTTTTTCCCATCATCTGTTGTGATTATGTCACCTATGCTAAATTCTCCATTCCATTCAGGTGACATATCTATTAAATCTTTACCCTTACAATTAACAACTAAATTACCATCAATTATTACAATATCATCATTTGGTTTCAAATAATACTTAAACACTGACATAATTACACCTCCTCTCTGTTTATATACTTCAACAAAAAGAAGGTTTATCCTTTACAAATATTTCAACAAATATCGACATTGTAAGTAATTAATTTAATTAATATTTTATTAACTATCTTGTCAGTAACACTGACCAACATAAACTTTAACTCATTTGACAGTTGAATTTGTTCTGCTATATCTTTTTGTTGTTTTTTCAGTGCGAAATTATTTCGTTCTGATTTTAGTATATCTATTACCTCCATGACCACCATTTTAAGGCAAGGAAATTTTAAGCAGTCCTCTAATCACCTCATATACTTATTACAAGTATGACACCCTTCACACCAATCTTCACTATTCTCAATATCATTCATCACTTCTTTAATCAAATCCTGAATATCACCAACGAAAATATCTTTATCAAGTAAAAAATTAACCTGAGCTTTCATCAACTCTTTATAAACCACCAATAAATCATCTAATGACATAATATCTCTCCTATCAACTATTATCCTGAATATATTTAACATATTTTTCAACAATTTCATCTAAAGGTGTATTATCTAAATATTCATCACTATAATACATATTCTCACCATTAACCAAAGCAACATATTTCCAAGGATTTTTTAATTCAACTGCTTCAATAAATTTTAACCATCGTTCCTTTTCATCAGAATTCATATAATTCCTCCAATAACATTTAAAATAAAGTGAAAAGGCTGTCGCACCCTTACGACAACCTTAATCACACCATAAACCTAACTAACCCTTTTCCTTTTCATAATCTCTTTCCTAATAAACTTAAATCCACTCAGAAACTTATGCAAATTAACATCATTCTTATATGTGCTTTTTAACTCAGAAATATTGCTATGTACTGTCATATAATACTTACCTGGTGTATCTTCATCCTCTATCAACTCATAGTCAGTAACACCATTACTTACCAAGTAAGCCATTAGATTAACTGAATAGATTCTTTTCTTAGTATCGTTCATATCTCCACCACCTAACTAATTGCACAATTAATAAATTCAAATATATCCATAACTTTATTTTTAGTTTCTTCTACTTCTACCTCATAACCAGCCGGTATGCACTCTTTAACACCAATCCATCTAATATTACCGATTCTGCTAACTTGACTAGCCGAAACACCATATAAATCCCCAATTTCTTTATGCTTCAACTTAGTATGTAATTTCAAAAATAGGATCTCTCCAGCTTGAATTTCCGTCAATCGAGCCATTGGATTTTTTTCACCAGAAAAAAGTTCCCTGAACTTCTGTTTATGATTTGCAGCTTGCTTACCTCGTCTAATCTTCTTAGTTAGTTTAATAATATCTCGCTCATTGAAAACAGTATCCTTATATAAATCTTTATAATGTTTCTCTAAAACATATAAGTTTTTCTTTGCACATTTTTCTAATATTCTTAATTCAAATCTTTTTTCTCCTACCTCATTAAACATATTTTGTAATCTCTTGTTGCTATGCTTACCTCTCCGTAAAGTAGCTAATGGATTGCTTTTTCTACTTTCAAAAGAATATCCAGCACTTCCAACATATCTGATAATTCCATCAACATACCAACCATAAACTCCACTACGACCAATTAATTTTTGCTTTTTACTCATAAAAAAATCTCCTCCTATAATTAATTTTAATTTGACTTGCTATTGCATATGTGATATGCTTATTGTGGGTATTTATTGGTTACTCACAAAAAAATATAAAAATAAAAAATGACCTTTGCGGTCACTCAAATTTACCCTGCCATTAACTTTAACTTTTTCTCTTTCTTTCTCTTATTTCTTGCTTTCTGAATCTCATCATATTCCAACCATCCTCCATCTTGCATTGAATATCCGATCCAACGATAATCAACATCTGGATACTTGTAATGGAATAGTTTCTTTTTAATTTTTGCTAAACTATCCGGCAAGCCTTTCGTATCCCAAACTATTACTGAATCATCGGCATAAGTAATAACGAAATCCGCAACATAGTTAATACCTAAAATATTTTTACCTTTAAATTTAAACTTCTGCTGCAATTCATATTTGACTTGAAGCTGACAATCTTTAATTGTGCCATCTTTAAGTCCTACACAAATTACATCTCTGTAATATTTCATCTCCAGTTCTGAATCAAAGGTTACATTGTTATATGTACGGTTTTGCTTGTTTTTGTCTATGTTAAATTTTGAACGATTCTTTTTTATATTTTCACCTCCTCTGCAAAATAAAAAAGACTACCCATTTTTGGACAGTCTAAATTTTTAATTTCTATTAATTTAAAGGTTGATCACCCAAAGACTTTTAAGTTCATCTGACAAAATGTCATGTGGATTATAAATTAAAAATTATCTTAACAAACGGCACAGCATAATACTGTACTGACAACTTCTCTGACTTCGACTGAAAAACTCAATTTAACCCCCTATTTAGCCTCTTAAATTATCAACACATAAACTTATACCTAATTCAAAATAACTCTTAAAATAGCCTTAAAATTTAACGAATTTCAATATAACAAAAACACCTTTAAACCCTTATAAATCAATACTTTATAGGCATTTTTATAAATTATTGATATTTGCATTAAATCTAGCATGTTAACCCTATTTTTATATCTTCTAAACTTTCATCATTGTATTTTTTTTGCTTCTTGGATCTCTCTGATAATATCATCGTTCATTTCTATCAATTTTTTAAAGCTGTCCATCATGTGCTGGTGATTAACTTCGATCAATAATTTGAATTCTTGTATCATCTTTAAATCTTCATTATACATATCATCCTCCTAAAATAAAATTAAAAATTTTATACTAATTTTATAATATTGTCAAGCGTAAAAAAAATTTTTCTGCCTTTATTCGTTAATCAGATAAATAAAGGCAGAAGGAGAATTATTTATTATGGAAAATATTTTCTAGCTAGTTTGCATATTTGTTTATCGCATTGCAATACAGCGACCCAACCTACTTTATTTTCGCATTGTGTGAGTATACCGTATACTTTATATACTCATATATCCCATTATGGTGATAACCTATAAATTATTGTTATTCTTTGGTTTATCGTCATTTTATTTTTTTCTCATTTTAGGGATTAAACCCAATACCTTTTTGTCTTAATTATCTCTTTCTTTTCTTGAAAGCATTTCATAAAACTTTCTGGATAAGAATTGTATATTAGTGTTAAAGTTAACATTGTCATTTCTTTTAATTCTTTAACTATACTAATGAATTCTTCTTCATAATCCCAATCCCAGTAAGTTATTATATTATCGTTTTTATCAATACGGCTTATCATCTGTGACTGATAGTTTTTATCAAGATTAAACGCTCTCAGCAATATCCTATAAACAGTTTTTTCATTTAATTCTAATCCTTCTAATTGCTTAATTGCAGTTTTCTTAGCCCATCTTCTGAGATTATTTTTTTGTGTGGCTTCAGTTTCATTATCAGTAGCACAATAAACATTCTGATTTATTACAGATTGGCAAGTATCAATAATCCTTCTTGCATTATCAATTTTCTTACCACAAAAAGCTCCACCAGTGAGGTCTTTTTGCATTACTAATAAATCTTGCATATCTACCTTGTCTGTTTCTCTTGCTTTTGTATTTATTCCGTCTATAATTTCTTCCAGATAATCCATGCTACATTCCATTTTTGTTGGTATCCTAAAACTATTATCTTTAGCAATATATGTAAAGAAATAAGGAACAACCATTTTCCTTTCGTATACTTTTATTTCCTTTTGAAATATTTCAGGAATTTCTAATTTATTAACAGTTTTACACAATTTAACTAAATTATCTAAATCATTAATTTCATCAATCGACTCATATTTCATTTTGTAATTTTTATCTTTTATATACTTAATATACTCTTTGATATATTCTTCAATAGTTATAGTTTTCGGATTCTTCTTGTCCAATTCAAACTGTAATATTTGCTCGTTCTCACCTTTTTCATTAACATAACAAGTCTTATTTAACTTGTTCATCTCTTTTGTTAAACTTAATTCTAAAAAATTTTTCTTAGCCATATCAATAGCTATCTGGCTGAAACTACTGAGCGTAGATGAAGCATCGTAACAAGCATCTATATAGTTTTCACTCTTTCCATTGTTAATTCCATCATACATATATCCATTAAATATAGCAGATTTATTTACAATTTTTCCAATCAATCTAGTTGACCCACCCAAAAAATTATCCAATTCTGCAAGTGATTCATTGTTTAATACTTTCTTATCGTTACTGCCTTTAATACCATTTACAGGCGTAGGTGATAACTGACTATCTTTTGCCTTAGATACTAATAATTCATTATCGCTCAAATAGCATGAATCTATGTCCCAATCACAGCCCTGAAGACGATTCATCACATCTACATTGTAACTATTAACAAAGACAATAAAATCATATTGTGGTTGTAGTTTACCATTTTCATTTTTTTTGTAATATCCAAACCATTTATACTCTTCGTGAAATTTATTGGTCATACAACCAATGTTACCAGCATTAATTTGTGGGTTACGTATAACCAGCAATTCTTTATTATCTGTAAATCTAGGACAATAACACTCCCATCCATCCATTATACAACTATCAATTTTATTATCTTCTCTAGTAGTGGCAACCAGCATTTCATATGGGCAAGAAATCATTATGGCATACAAGCTATTTTTAATTCTAATCTTGCCCAATCTTAAGTTTCTTATATAATCCTGCAATTGCTCATTTTTCCAGTCCTTAAATTTCCTGGTAAACCTAAAATAACTATTTTTGTTTAATAAATCTGCAACCATATCTCCAGTAGTCAATTTTTCTTTGTTACTCTTAATTAAATCTAAAAAATAGGACATTCTATTTCTTGTGTCTCTATTGACAACCTTATTCTTTTCTGACATTTTTCTTATATCTTGGCCTGTTTCTAATACGCTATCTTTGAGCAGTTTAAAATATTTTAATTCATCCTGCATAAGACTTTTTACCTGATCTCTGTCTAGGTTCATTGAATTGATCATTTGATACGATAACCTGTTTGAGTATCTATAATTACCTGAATGATCTATCTTTACTACTCCAAAAGTAGAAGGTACTTTTTTTAACCAATTCATAAAACAATCTTTTTCACTCTCGAATTGATCTGCAAATTTTAAATATTTACAGGCTGAGGAAGTTATAACGAGTTTAATTTTATCCGCAGCTATCCATCCTCCAAACTTATCAAATACTTTGGTAATATTATTTTCCTTGTAATATTCTTGCAATCTAGTTCTTACAGCATTTCCTTTAAAAAAGTCATTTCGCAACAATACACAAGTAGCTTCATTAATTAATTCGTTATCTAAAAAAATAGATTCATCCATAAGTAATTGTCCATCAGTCATATTGTTCTCTACGTCAAATTCACCTACATCTTGATATATATTACCTTCATTATTTATTCTAGTAACTGATTGAGCAGCTTTGAATTCTGGACTTTCTAAATCATCAATGATTAGTATTTCCTCACTCTTAATTTCAATGGTTCCAATTATACCTGACATAATAAGGCTAATATAAGCTTCTTTAGAGGTGATATCATATTCTTCACCTTCCTCAAATTTAAGTCCTAACAGAGAAGGTTTAATGAGTAAATTATAGTGATCTTTTTTCACAAATATGACGTTTGCTGTGCGAGCTTTTGAGGCTCCTCTCTTAAAGTAACGATATTCTATATCATCAATTTTTACTGTTGATGTATATATTAATTTTCTTAATTTCTTTTTATTAACTCTAGTAGTTGTATCGTCTGTATCACTATCATCAAAACGATCTTTTGTGAACTTAAAATTAACAAATAGTTTAGTAAAATCTCCATCCACTACCTCTTTGGGTAATTCACCAAATGCCCTCAAAGTTTCTAAAGACTCCGGCATTGTAGCACTAAATAATTTATCTTTGTTTGGCTTTATCGTAATTTCTTTATCATTTTTATCCTTATATTTTTTTTCTTCTATAGTGCTAAATACAAATTCATTATCTTTTTTATTTAACCATGCACCTTCTAAATTTAATATCCTATAATTCTCCATAATATAAAATCCTCCTATTTGTGTATTTTTTATTTTTACTTTATAAATATAAATTTGGAAGTTTTGCGTTTAAACGCAAAAATGACAATCATGCCATGAGGCGGTCTTATTACCTAGTCAAAAAACAAAGACACAAAACATGTTGAGTTTACTTTTCGCTTAACCGCGAAAACTAACCACAACTTTATTATTAATATTATTTTTTTTTATTGTATAGTTTAATAGAATATTTATTTTAATTTTACACGTTTATTTTATTTTATTTCTTTATGGGTTTATGGGCAAGCCCATACCCATCAGAAAGGTAAAAGTAAAAGTAAATCCTGAAATTAAAATTTAGCATAAATATATGTATATTATTTATTTTACTAAGCTTTAACCTAAAGGCATACGTTAGGTAAAATTCGCTTTGGCTTCATTTTACCTAACGGGCTGTCTAAATATTTTCATAAGAAAATATTTTATCCATCCAGGAGTATTTTTAATTGTATCCCTTTTTTATTTGCTACCCAGTTTTACTAATTAATCTATATAATATAATTTTATAGTAAAAGTGGGTAGTTAATTGATTATACTATATTTGATATTATCCAATATCTTTTCATATATGTTTCACTACTTTTATTTCCGTCTTTTTTACTATTTACAATATAATTCAGTTTCAGATCATCTCTTAATATTTTTTCTAAAGTAGATGGCTTTAATTTTTTTGTTCGATAATCCATACCTCTACCATTTAATAACTCGTAAATTATTTTTTTGGTTAATTCTTCTTGTTCTTCGCTGAATAACTTTTTACCAACTATCCTTTTTAAATAATCTTCCAACTTTATTACATCTTCATTAAGTATAATATTTCCTGTTAAATTGGATTCATCAAAAGTATACCCTAACCCCAACCATGATAGTTGTTCAGTTATAAAAGCAAATTCACCTGCTGTATCAAACTTTTTAATCATATACTCTGCAAACTTTTTATCTTTGACTAATCTGTAAAGTCCTGCTATATTTAATTTCCATTTACCATCTAATCCTCTGTAAAATAAATCATTTAAAAGTTTGCCAAGATTTCTTAAATCATTATCATATTTTCTATTAAACAAATTTTCATCTTCTTGGTGTAACTCTACTTCTTTTTGTTTTTTATTATACTGAAGTAATTTATGAGAAAAACTTTTCTTGTATCTTGTATTGATATATAAATTCACTGTTTGAGCATTATTTATATCAATTCTCTTTCGGCCCAACATCTGAATAAAAGTTGTCTTATCATAGGCCATAATCACAATATTTTTAAGTTCTTCATCTTCAATATTGATCCCGTTGTCCAGTGTTTTTGTTGCCACCAATACCTTTTTTTCAAATTTGCTATTATTGATGATTGATGATAATTCTTCGCT